ACCTCCTCGGTTGTAGCGCGGGAAAACTCCTCAGTTGAAGCGTGGGGAAACTCCTCAGTTGTAGCGCGGGAAAACTCCTCAGTTGAAGCGTGGGAAAACTCCTCGGTTGTAGCGCGGGGAAACTCCTCGGTTGAAGCGCGGGGAAACTCCTCAGTTGTAGCGCTGGGAAACTCCTCGGTTGTAGCGCGGGAAAACTCCTCAGTTGAAGCGCGGGGAAACTCCTCGGTTTCAGGTTTTGAATTTTCATTCATTTTAGTCCTTTCCACTACAGTTGTGCTGAAAAAACTATATCAATATGTAATTGTAAGGTTAAGATCAAAGGTTTCTATTCCTAAAAAACCTAAAACTGTCACAATTATTGATCATTCTAAAATTGAATTAAAACACGATAAAAAAACATTCGTAGAATATTATGAATTAGATGCCAAAAAAGTAATTCTTTATAAATCAGTTGATCCAAAAACTCTTTGTGATTTTAGAACTGGAACCATTAAGTATGAAGGAATTGTAGAATGTCCCGATTTTGATTCTTCAAATAAACGCGAATGTGGAGGCGGACTTCATTTGTGTGCAAAACCTTCACAAGCTTTAAGTTTTAATCAAGGACAACTATTAAAATGTGAAGTTGATTTAAAAGATATTGTGGTTTATTCCAAAAGTATTGAAAAAGTTCGATGCAAAAAGGTTAAAGTTTTAGGAAAATGTGATATTAAAGGGGAACTTTTGTGATAATTAAATCATTAAAGGACCCGAACTTTGAAATTGTAGTTCAGCAGTCTGAACAAAACTCGCTCTATAGTGTAACTTTATTAAAAAATGACAGACAAGCAGAATTTCAAGGGAATCTAGATCTTGAAACCGCAATGCAAGTCTTTGATTATTATCTCGATAGAATGCAGCATAATGATCTAACTGGATGGCAAGGAGCGATTGAATGATTGAACTCTTAAAAATGCGTAAGGATCAATGGATTGTAAAGCGTCAAAATAAATCGTATCCAATAAAAAATACTGAATCGGTATTTGTACATCTTATAGCTTTTGGGGTGAATTTTAAGACAATTGAAGATGCTTTTGTAAAAATGGAAATGGATAATTACAATTATTGTCGATTTGAAAAAGGCCGGGTAATTCTAGAAAAAAGAAATGACTAAAGTTTTAAAATAATAAACCGATAAGAATTATGAGGTAATTATGACAAAACTTGTGATTTTAAAAATGATAGTATTTTATGCAAATATTTATGGCGTGGACCCAAAATTGGCCGTAAGCGTTGCACAAATTGAATCAGGATTAAATCCAAATGCAATCAGTTCAACTTCAGATTATGGTGTATTTCAATTGAACTCTAATAGTTTTCCACAATATTCAAAACAAGAATTATTGATCCCTGAAATCAATATTATTGAAGGAATTAATTATCTTGCTAAAATGAAAAAAGAGTGTAAATTTAAAGATAATAATGAATGGTTAGCTTGTTATAATTTAGGAAAAAGAAAAGCAAGTAAAATTCATTATCCAAAATTGTGGCCTTATACCAAAAAAGTTCTCACCGCGATGAAGGAAATTTAAAATGACAACCAGGATAAGATATAAAAAAGAATTAGATGGAACTTTAGTAACTAAAATATTTAAAACTCCGAATAATGAAGTTCATGGAATAATTGAACCAAATGGTAAAATTTTTATTCAAAGTCTTGATGGAAAAATATTTCAGCAATCAGAGGAACATTATACAAATTTACAAAATGCTAAAAAAGTATTAAAAAAAGCGTTAATTTCATTGGGTTGTAATTTTCAAGAAGAGGTTCGCCCACAAATTAAAGATCACATAAATGAAGCAGCTAAAAAACAATATGAATCTGAAAATATGGGCGATAAATGAAAAAATTAGCACTTTTAATATTGCTTTTAATTCCAATCAGTCATTGCGGACCAAATCAAACCACCTTTGATCATGGAACTGTAAACTGTACGACCCAGCAAATAGCTCCTGGAACGCCGCTAGCGCTCGGTGGCGCGATGATTTCATGTCCAGACGGGACTACAAGCCTAATTTCAAATGGAACGATTATAACACCAATTCAATTTTGTCCGGGAAGTCCAAATTATCCCAATAGTTTTCCAGAAGTGGGATTTAAATTTGGAACTTCAATCTATGCGGTTTATTCGGCAAATGATGGATTTATGACTTTAATTCCACCGGGCCTATATCAATCAAATGCAATAGGATCGAATTGTACATTTACTGTAAATCCAAATGGAACTATAACAAATTAGGAGTAAAAATTGCAGACAATAGAATTCTTTTATGACGATGTGCAAGGCCGCGAATTAAATATTATCGCAACTATTGATGAAGGTCAAATTCATTTTAAAACTTATTTATTTGATAAAAAGATTCCTAATGGAAGTTTAACGACTTTAGATTTCAAAAATATTGAAAATTTCATTCGAAAAAATGCCGAGGATAACATTGAATTTGAAAGCGATTATTTTGATCGGCAATCAGATTAATGGTAAACTATCGAGATGAAATTTTGGATCACATTACAAAAGAGCGTGACTATTACAGAGAACAAACGCAGGAAATAAGGTTTCGTCGCAATAAAATGTACAAGGAAAGTTTTACTGATGAATGGCAGGAAATTACCGATGCGTATAGGACTGCACTATTTATGAAAATGTACGATCTTTTAATAGATAAATTAACGACTGTTCCATTTGATGAACTTTACATCGAATTAGAATCTTTAGAACTTGATAAAATTTTTGAATTGGATAATTAAATGAATTCATTCTCAATTGCAGATGTAAAGAAGGCTTTAAAACATTTAGAAGATAAATATAAATCTCTTTATGTAAAAATGGAAATAGATGAAAATAACCGATTGAATTTCCAAATAATGGATACTGAAGCAAATGCAGTAAAGATTGTAATTTACAGATCAAATGAAGAAGGGGAAGCGACGAAGTTTCCCGAGATAGTGGAGTCAAGAAGATTATGATTATTTTATTAATTGGAATTATTGTGGCTGCGACTTTTTTTAATTCAGCATTTTATGAGTATAGAGTACTAAAAAATACTGATCCTAAAGATATCGTAAATGATTGGGTAAATTTGCAATTAAAAAGGAGATATAAGTAATGTGTTGGCATAAATGGACAAAATGGTCTAAAACCTATGAATATCCAAATTTAATAATTAGATCTTTATGGCAAAAAAGAATTTGTTAAAAATGTGGAAGAGTCCAAGAAAGAATATGTTAAAATATTTTATTTATTCAATTTTAATAAATTTAGTTCTTTTATATTTTTATAGTATTTTGGTATTAAATCCATTAAAAGCCGCGTCAAAAATTGTAGCAAAAAATTGGTGTGAAATGATGAAAGTTGAGTGTAAATTTAAATGAGTGAAATAAAATATATTGTAGAGCCAGGACAAAAATTCGGCAATCTTGAGGCCATAATATTTTCTCATTCAAATAAAAGACAGGGAATTAGATTTTGGACTTTTAAATGTTATTGCGGAAAAGAATTTACAACAAATTTAACAAGAGTTAGAATTGGAAAAACTAAATCTTGTGGATGCTTAAAAAAAACTATTAATAGGGAAAGGCTTCAAATTATACCAGGACAAAAAATTGGCAGGTTAACTTTAATTGACTTTTCCCATCGAGATAATAAAAAACAAAAAATATATAAATGGAAATGCGATTGTGGAAATGAAACTATGGCAAAACTAAGCTGCGTGTATAGAGCGCGAAAAAGAAGCTGCGGGTGTTTAAGAACTGAATATTGGCAAAAGAATAATAGGATGAAATAAAGTGCTTATAGAGCCTATATTTGTTCTTTTTTGTAATACAATTGGAACTGAAACTCAAGGTAATGCCCAAATTCCATGTCAAAATGCAATTAATGCAACTTCAATTGAAACTAAAACAACACAAACATTTCAGGAATTAGAATCTTACAGTCAAAATTATGTGTATAAAAATATGGACCCAACTCTAATTAAATCATTAATAGCTGCCGGGTTTTTAGTAAATTCCTATTCTACTAAAACAGTCATAGCACAATTCCCACTTCAACCTTTCGAATTTAATTGCCATGTACAGCCAAATAATGTACAATATGGACTCAAACTGAAAATAGATTTTTAAACTTATTAAAGGAGATAAAAAATGAAAGTAAAAGTTAAATGTGAAGAAATTGAAGGCGAGGGACTTTTAGCACTTTTAGGAAAAAGAGTAACACTTTTTTGTATGAATTATATTTATACGGGAGAACTTGAAGGAGTAAATGATACTTGTGTAAAACTTCGAGACGCTTATATTGTTTATGAAACTGGAGCATTTACGGATACGAACTGGAAAGATGCCCAAAAACTTTCTAAAGAATTTTATGTTCAAACCGCAGCAATTGAAAGTTTTGGCGTTGTAAAATGACTAGAGGATTAAAACAAAAATACCGATATGGGTCGGGGTCGGGGTCGCGGTCGGGGTCGGGGTCGCGGTCGTGGTCGGGGTCGTAAAAGGAATCTGGTCTATTAAAAGGGTAATAATGAGTAAACTAAAAGTTTTAGCAAATAATGAGACGGTTCCTGAAGAACATCCAGGTTCTGCTTTTATTCAAGGATTTATAACTGCTTTCGAATTAATTGATGAAAATCTTGCAGCTGAATTAGTAAAATTAGCAGAATTTCAGCCTCACGGCGAAAGATTAATGACTTTAAAGCTTTATAAAGCAAAAATCGCGGGTATTTTAAAGGATATGGAACAAGATTATGATTAAAAGTGAAATTGCATTAAGAATTGAAATGGTGGAAGAATTATTAAAAAAAGGACAAATTAAAACTGCTCAGGAATATTTTAATATTTTGAATCAAAGGCAATTAATGCCAATGCAAAAATTTAAAAAAGGCGACAAAGTAAAAGCATTGGTAGATGAATCAATTAGGATTCCACTATTAGTTAAAGGTCAAATATTAACAATTGATTCTTATATTCCAACACTAAATTCTGATTATTTTGTTGTTTTAGAAGAATTCAAAGCAAGCTATCCATGGCATAATTTTAAAGAAAGTGATTTTGAATTAGAAAGTTTAAATTCGGGTTCGGCATTAAGAACTTATAGTAATACAGTCACTGCAAACGGCGGGATATTACAACCAAGAACTGGTTATCAAGCAAATTCAAATCCTCAATCATATGGAACTTTAAAAACTAAAGCCGATGCTAAAAAACTTCTAAAACATGAATATGATGATAAAGGATATTCGGAAGATGAAATTCGAAATGATTTTAAAACAGTTTTTAATTTAAGTGATGATGAAATCAAAGCGATTATAAAAGAAATTGAAGATGAAAATGCTAAATATCAATACACGTCACAATATATAAGTTTTAATCCCGGATATTCCATAACTTTACCAAATGGATTATCAGATCTTGAAGGTAAAAAACCTGAAACTAATGGGAATGTATGCATTCATCAGTGGGAAACTTATACCGGCCTAAGCCATACTGATACTTATTGCAAACTTTGTAATTTGGTTAAAAAATGAAAAATAAACTTTCGAATTCTGCAGCAAATCTCTATAATACCTGTGGCCGTAAATATAAATATCACTACCAAGATCGATTACGATCAAAATATATTTCCGGCGCGCTAATTATGGGGAGCGCATTCGACAAAGGAGTGAATGAACTTTTAACTTCTCGAGATTTGAAAAAAGCAACAGAAATCTTTGATTCAGAATTTGAAAATAATTGGATAAATTCCAAAAAATCATATATACCAACATCAGAATTCTTGGTTTACGCAAAAAAAGATTTTGATTATGAATTATTAAATGAAAATGATATTGTTCGGCTACAAAAGTTTTATTCTTTTGAGGAACATAAACCATTAACTTTATTCAATTATATTTTAGAACAAAAAGAAGAAAAAGGATTTGAAAATTTAGAATTAATTGAAAAGCAATATTATAATTTAGCGAATTGGTTATGCTTAAAAAGAAAAGCCCATCTAATGCTACAAGCCTATAATGAAAAAGTTTTACCAAAAATTAAATCAGTGATTGCAGTTCAAAAAGAATTCAACTTAGAAGGAAAATCTGGGGACACCTTGAATGGATTTATAGATTTAATTGTTGAATGGGAAGATGGTAAAAAATATGTACTAGATAATAAAACTTCAACATATGAATACGAGCCCGATTCAGCATCTAAAAGTCAGCAGCTTATTTTATATTTTTATGCAGCAAATAAAGAAGGTTTAAAACTTGATGGCGCGGGCTTTATAGTTTGCTATAAACAAATTCAAAAGAATCGTATAAAGATTTGCGAAAAATGCGGGAATAATGGAACAGGTGGTAGGCATAAAACTTGCGATAGAGAATTCCAAGAAATAGGTAAAATTGAAAAAGAAAGCTATCATAGTGCAGCAAAATTAATAGAAGGTAAAAAAGAAAGATGTAATGGTGCTTGGAAAGAAACCATTAAGCCTGAGGCGCGTGTTGAAATCATTTTGAATGAAATTGCCCCCCAATCTCAAAATCTTGTAATACAGACCTTCTTGGGCGCTAACGAGGGTATCAAAATGGGACATTTCGGACCTAATTTAGATTCTTGTATGAAGTATGGCCAAAAATGCGCCTATTACGATAAGTGTTGGTTTGGGAAAGATGATGAATTAATAACTTTGCCGGAAAAGAAAAATGACTGAACAACTTTTAATTCAATATATTAATAATCTAACAAAAGATTCAGATCTTTTAATTCGAGACAATCTTCATCCAAAACACATTGAACTCCAACAAATGGTAATTCGAGAAGATATTCCTGAAGTTATAAAGTTTTTAAAGAAAGTTTATAAAGCACTTAATTTTGAAAAATCGGCAGTCACTGGTCAAATGATGAAAGGTTATTTTGAGGGAATGGAACAAATTAAAAAAGAAATTTATGAGTAAAATTTTCTATGCTTTTATAATTACAATTATTGTTGCCTTTTTTACATTAAAAACAAATGCCGGGCAAAAAATATTGGTGTTTGAAATTGATACGGGCACTGACGGTTATTCTCACAAAGAAATTAGAGAACATATTAATTTAAATAATGAAGATCCTTTAAATTATTTCGATGGAAACGGACATGGAACTCATATTGCAGGGCTTCTTTTAAAAGGAGTTTGTTCAGAAGTTAAATTAAAATCTTGCTCTTGGTTTAAATTAAATGCAAATGGTGATTGGAATGAATATTTAAATTGTGTAAGAATTGCGGGCAGTTTAAAACCGGACTTTATAAACATTTCAAGTTCGGGATCAAATTATGATGCAGAAGAATTCCAAATCTTAAAAGAATTAAGCGATGGCGGAACTAAAATTATAGTAGCAAGCGGAAATAATGGTAAAGATCTTTCTAAAGAAATGAAAGTTTATCCAGCAAATTATGATATAAAAAATTTAATAGTTGTTGGGAATATTGAAGATAATGGCCAGCGAAGTCTGACTTCGAATTTTGGACTTTCAAATGAAGTTTATGAAAAAGGAGTAAAAGTTTATTCTACTTTGCCCGGAAACAAATGGGGATATATGACAGGTTCAAGCCAAAGCACAGCCCGGCACACAAATAAGTTACTTTTAGAAAAATGCCAGCAACTAAAAAAATAAGATATATAATTGTTTGGGATAAAAATGAACTTAATAAAGATGCGAATACAGTGGTTTTTTATAAAACTTATAAGATTGCTGAAGAAAAACGCTTGTTTGTTTCGGAAAAAGAAGGTAGTATATACAAAGTCGCAATTAATATTCCAAAAGGAGCTAGAGATGGTAAAAAAACAAATCGAAGAAGCTAAAGCTGAAATTAATGGAAATGTAGCCCAACCTGAAGAAAAGCAAGCAGATCCAGTTCCTAAAAATAAAGCATTTAGCGTACTTTTTGATGAAAAAACTAATAAATGGTTAGCGGTCGAAGTAATTTTTGATTATCAATCAGGAACTTTAGGCGGAATTCGCGTTGTAGAACAAAATCCTCAGAAATATATTGTAGTTGAAAGACTTCAAGTTCTTGTGAGTCAAAATTTTCTATGATACCAGAATTTAAGGAGCCAAAACTTACAATTACAACATATTTAGCAGTTTTAGTTTATTTTATATTTTCAATTTTTATATGGTTTCCGGTCGGATTATTAATGAGTTTAGTAAATCCAAAGTTGACAATTATGATATTTGTAATGTATTTTGTAAAGGAAGTTTCACGAATGTATTTGGGGATTAAAGCATGAAAAAATTAATTATAATTGCCGGACTATTTTTGACCATAGGGTGCACTGATGCTAATAAACTTTCCTATCAAACATTAGGTTCTAAATTCAAAGTAGAATGCTATTCAGGCGGATCTTTAATTTATTTTGGAGAAACAACAGGACAACACTTGACTTCAGAAGGCGGAACTTTTACATTTAAAGATTCAAAAAATAGAGCAATTGAAATTAATGCAAATTGTATTTTTAGTACGGATCTAAAATGACTGATACTAAATTCAAATATAATGATCATATAATCATAAAATATGGATTTCATCGAGGAATGTCTGGAAAAGTTCAAAATAGATGGACGACTAAAAAATTATTTAGTGAATTAAAAATTACCTATATGGTAAAAACAGATGTAGGAAATTTAGAAGTTTTTGTAAATGAAGATCAAATTGAAATTGTAGGGAGAAAATAAATGTTCAAATATGGAGATAAAGTAAAAGTTAAAGATGATTTTTATAATAATCCAGTAGGTAGAATTGTTGGAAGAATAAAAAATTTAGGAATAGAGGGAAATAAATATACTGTAGAAATGATTTTTTCTGGAAATACTCCATATACTGATAAAGTTTATAATGATTATTATAAAAAAGATTTAAAGAAAGTTGGTAAAAAATGAATCGAAGTGAGTCAATTTTAAAACTAGCCCCGGCCCTTTTAAAAGTTCAAAGAGAAATGGGTGACGCAAAAAAAGGTACAGCAAATACCTACTTTAAAAGCTCTTATGCTGATTTAAATTCTGTGAGAGAAACTGCATTGCCAGTTTTAAATGCAAATGGAATCGCATGTTTGCAACCAACGGTAGAAGTTAATATGAAAAATTTCGTAGAAACAGTTTTAGTTCATGAATCGGGAGAATGGCTTTCAAGTTTAACTGAGATTAAGAATTCTAAAGGTGATGCTCAAACTGAAGGCTCTGGAATCTCTTATGCTCGAAGATATGGTCTTCAAAGTCTATTAAATATTGGCGCGGTCGATGACGATGCAGAAAGTACTATGAATCGCTCTAAACCGGCCCAAGTTGAATCAAAAACAACCCAAACTGTCCAATCCACCACTGAAGTTAAAAAGGGTCCAGGTAGGCCAGCTAAAGCTGCTGTAGCAGTACCAACCCCGGCACTGGTAAAAGAAACTCCAGTAACAAAACTTCCAACTAAAGTCGCAAATGGATATTCTGGAAATGGAACGCATAATCAAACCGTTAATGAAGATGAATGGTAAGTTATTGCAGCGTCGTGGAAGGACACGAAATGGTAGGTACAGTCGAGAAAGCCCGAAAAGGCCATGGCTTTCATTTTAGTTGGAATCAAGCCCAACCTGCAATTTTTAAGGAATTTTATGACAAAAGATGAACGACTTTATTTAAATGATTTATCCAAAAAATTATATGGAAAAACTTCACATTGGCAAAAAATGCTAAAAGGTGATAAAAAACCCATGGAAGAAATTCTAGAGGATGGAACTTCAAGGGTTTATACGGGACTTCATTATTCAACTATTGAAGAAGTAAAAAAGATTATGGAAGATCTTTCCAAGGAAGAAGATGAATTAAAAGCTAAAAATGAATTGGAAGCAGAGGCATTAAAACAAGCCGCTGAAATTAAAGAAAAGGCAGGCCAGCCTGGGCATTTTGTTTTAGATAATGAATCTTTTGATAAATTGGCAGAAGAATTAAAAGAAGAAAAACATGATCCAGTAATAGATGTTTTAGAAACTGTTGGGGATTAAAAATGCAGACGCGTGATTTTTGTTTCTGGTTGCAAGGATTTTTTGAAATTTCAGATTGCGGGCCAAAAAAAGCTGATTCAGCACTTTCTCATAGAGAAGTTGAAATGATTCGAGATCATTTAAAATTAGTTTTCAAACACGATCCAACTATTGCACAACCAAAGCAAGAAATTTCCCAAACTCCAACAACCGGAGTACAAACTGGGCTTTCTCAAGTTATGCAACAAATTCAAGCCGGGCAATCCTATGGCACTACTTTTCAAGGTGCTATCTGCTAATGAAAGAAATTATTCCACCAAATAGAACTTTAACTCCAGAAGAATATGAAGCAAAGCTTTTGGAGATTGAAAATAAGCCAGAAAAAACTGACCCACTAGACGTTCATGCGGCAATGGTTAAATATTATATTCCTCGTTTAAAAATTCAAATTGGTAATCTTTCTAAAAAGCAACTTCTGACAATGGTTACCGATTTGGCCGGAAGTTCCTATAATGATGAATCAGATGTAAATAAAATTCTAGCAATGTCTAAAGATTTAGGTCTGGGGGCTCTTCAAAGAGTTCTAACCGGCGCCATTGTAAATCCTTTTGATGAAATTGAACTAAAACTCTCATTTGATAAAGAAAAACGATTATTTCAACTATTTGACAGTTTATTAACGAACAAGTATTTTAATTGTTTGGTGGTCGGCCTTTCAAATGCGGGTGAAAATAAAAAACAAGAATTAGAAGATTTTATCTTGCATAAAATTGATACAAATAGTACTCTATTTAAGAAACGAACTGCTGCTGAAAAAGATAGTTTTTTTACTTCAAATAAACTTTTATGCAGTAAATTTTTAATGATTTTAGTAAAAACTAACGAATATAGAGAAAGGGAAATAAATGAAGCTATTAAAAAATGAAGTAAAGCTTTTAGCAAAAGTTAGAGTTTTCTTGGATAATTATGGTAAAATGAAATATAAAGATAAATTCTTTGATATTGAAAATAAAAAAGCTGAAGAAATATTTAAAATGACTGAATTAATTACAAAAATCTTAAAGGAGCAATAAAAAATGGCTGAAGGTCAAAAATCTGTAGCAATTGGACAATTAAGAGAAACGAAGAAAGGCACGAAAGTAATTCGTTTGGGAAATCAAAATCCTGATAAACCGGACTATGATTATACAGTTGATATTCGAGTAAAAGATCGAACGGGAAAAGTAATTGCAAAAGCTACTAATCCATGGGTAAATTTAATTAATCCTCATCCAAAAGCACCAGGTTTCATTCTTAATGATTTAAAAATTTTCGTGGATGAAGAATAAAAATATGAAGTAAGGACTCCTCCTTCCCACTTACTTTGTAGCCCCGTTAAAAGTCACCGCTTCTAGCTTTGAACTTTCTTCGGGGTATTTTTTTAAGCTAAGCCAGAACCCTGATGCATTGCTATGGGTTTAAAGTAGGGCCATAAGGACTTGATGTTTTAATAAGGTGTCATGGCGTGTGGCTAGGACTAAACCACTACTTATTAATTCGTGCTGGCTTTTTAACTTTAAGGAACAATGATGCAAATGGCAAATGAAAAATACATCAGATTAGCTAAAAATTTTACAGATCGAGGAATTCTAATTACACCAGATAAAATCAAAGATCACGTAAAGAATCCAGAAATTCCACATTACATCTCTCCATATTATTATAATCAAGAACATTTTAATAAATTCAAAGAAACTGGAAGTGTTGCCGGTTTTGAGAATCTTTTTACCGATAAAATTTGGTGGGACTTTGACTCCAAAGAAAAACTCACTTTTGCTAAAAATGATACTTTAACTTTAATTGAAAGACTTTCCAAACATGTTGATCAAAATAAAATTGAAATATTTTTTTCTGGATCAAAAGGATTTCATGTTGTTTTAAACTTAAATCGTGAATTAAATCAAAAACAAGTTAAAAAAGTTGCAATGGATTTCGCTAAAGATCTCAAAACTTTTGATACTGTAGTTTATAACGAAAATCGCTATCTAAGACTCGTTGGAACGAAACATCAAGAAACTGATTTCTATAAAATCCCATTAACATTTGATGAACTAAAAAATCTAAAAAAACCTAGTGATCTTTATGAAAAGGCCAAATCGCCCGCAAAAGACTACAAATCACTTGAAAAAGTAGAAATGGATGATTCCTGGTTTGAAATTAAAGAAGTTGAAGCTGAAATTAAATCTCAATCTTTATCAATGGATTTCGATCTTTCCACAAAACCAAGGAATTGGAAAGCTTCAAAATGGGCATTGATGCAAGGATTTTTCAAAGGCGGTGAAAGAGATAATTCCATGATGGTTTTGTCCGCGACTTTAAAAGCAATGGGCTACGATGAAACTCAAACTTATAGTCTTTGTAAAGATGCACTTAAAAAGTCTTGGAAACGCTATGGAGAAGGTGAATTTTCAAAAGAAGATCTATGGAATATTATAGAGCGCACTTTTTCTAAAAAAGATCTGGGTCAATATTCTGAAAAAACTGACATGTTTCTTCAAAAGAAAGCAGAAGAACTGGGAATTAAAGAACTTACAACTTCTGAAATTGTAGACATAAAAGGAGCTTTAAGAATCTATAAAGATTATGCCAAAAATATTTCAAAACTTACTTTAAGAACCGGCATTAAAGAGTTAGATGAAAAGCAAAGAATAACTGTTGGAATGGCTTTTGGAATTGTGGCTGCCCCAGGAAGCGGAAAAACCACACTAGCCCTCACAATGCTCCATTCAATGTCTAAAGAAGGAGAACTTTGTATATTTTTCTCCTACGATATGTATGCACCATTAATTGTCCAAAAAATTATACAGAAGCACTGGAAAGGTAAAGAAAATATTAATGAAGTCTTTAAAAAATACGAAGCAAATGATCAAGAATTTGTAGACAAGGTCGAGGCCTTGATAACTTCAGAATATCCTAATGTAAAATTTTGTTTTGAAACAGGTCAAAGTATTGAAGATATTTATATTGCAATTAGAAATGCAGAACAAACTTATGGAAAGAAATGTAAATTTGTCGTAATTGATTATAATGAACTTGTGATTTCAGATGTGGCCGATCCAACTCAAGGGTCAAATAAAACTGCGCAACAAGTAAGAGCTATGGCCCAAAAAGAACAACTTTGCGTCCTAAGTCTTTTCCAACCTTCAAAGGTCACAGGAGATCCTTCCTCTGAAATTATGTCTTATCGCGCAGCAAAAGGTGGCAGTGGAATTGAACAAAGCCTCCGTTTAATGCTTGGAGTTTCAAGGCCTGGATATGATCCAAATGATCCGGACAATGATAAATTCTTAAATCTTAAAGTATTAAAAAACAATATGGGTCAAATTTTTGCCGTAGATCTTCATTGGGATGGTTACAAAGGGGAAATTAGATCTTTAACTCCAAGTGAAAAAGTTGAACTTGGAACTTTAAGACAAGCAAAAAAAGATGAAAAGGCTGGGAATGATGAACCGTGGTAAACTCTTTGATATTTTTTTGGGAGAAAATGTTATAATTACAATTGACACTTTAAGTTCTGTAACTCATACTTCAGAACATGGAACTATAATTGAATCTTATCCAACGGAATACTCTGGAATCCTACTGGATTATGATGAAGAAAACTTTTACCTCGGCGATTTAATTTCCGGCGTCCGAGAGGCGATTCCAAAAGCGCGCAGGATTAATATAAAACTAGATGATGGAATGGAAATTGTAAATAAAGTTTTGGAACAAATGCCAGATCCCCAAACTGAGGAGGATGTAAATTGAAAAGAGAAGAACAAATTCAAAAAGCTGCTAAAGAAATAGTTCAACAAACTTTCAAAGTGGTTGATGAATATTTTATAAGTCATGGTGATGAAGAAATGTATTGGATAAAATTAGGAGCACAATGGGCCGATGAAAATCCAAGATGGGAATTTGAAGGCGCAGATGTACTAACTTCTTTAGATTCTAAAATTCAAAGTCTTGAAGAAAAACTATTAAAAGCAAAAGAAGCTCTAAAAGAAATATTGGAATTTCATTTTTATGGACATCACGCTAAAAAATTTAAACAAATATTAAAAGAATTAAATGACCCCCGAACTTAATGAAAAACTGACCCTCGTTGAATGCGCATTAATCTCCGAAGCAGATTATCTTGAAGTTTCGTATCAGAATGGGTATATTTATATTTTACTATCAAAACGTGAGTACAAATATTATACTTTAAGTGAAAGAATTTATTCAGTGTTTGAATTATTAAAACTTACGGTGCCTGAAATTTTATATGAACATCCATTTTTGATTGAAACTTTTAGCGAACCTGAATTAACCAATTTAATGAAAATGTATTTATGAAAAAATATTTAATATCTAAAAAAGATCAAATTGAATATAAAAATGCTACCGGACTTGATTTAAAAAAAGAAAAACGCCGCACAGGGACTTCAACAGCGATTGCTTTGGAAACTATTGCAAAATCTATTAGAAATCCAAACGAAGAAATTAGAATAATTGATCATTTTCCAACTAGACAAGCCGATAAACATTTAATGAAAACAATTTATTATATGATTGAATCTTTAAATTTAGTTGGATTTGAATTTAATAAAACTGAATTAACTATAAAATTTAATCTTTATGAATGAAGAACTTCTTTATGGAAAATCTAAAATAAATCGAATCGTAAGCCTGGAGGTTAATGATAATGAAATTGAAATCTTCATTCGTGATGAAAATGGTGATCTTCAAAAACAATATACAACTACTCGCCATTGGATTCTAACAAATGATCCAAAATCTCAATGGAAAAAATTAAAAGGAAACAATTATTACCAATATGGATGCCAGTTTGAATGCCGCCGAGAATTTGAAAAAAAGCGAAGAGATTTAAAAAAAGCTGGTAAAGACATTTATTCCATTTATGATCCAAAAGAAAGTTCAATGGTTCTAAAAGGAATTTGCTATTACAAAGATCTAAAGCCCTCAGATTTAGCAATTCTTTCATTCGATTTAGAAACTACCGGACTTTTTCATAATAAAGATAGTAAAGTTTTATTAATTTCTAATACTTTTAGAGATTCAAAGGGGCAAATCATAAAAAAACTATTCTGCTACGACGAATTTCCATGCCAAGAAACAATGCTGCTTGCCTGGTGTGACTGGATTATGAGAATGGATCCCGATATTATTACGGGGCATAATATAAATAGTTTTGATTTTAGGTATTTAAATTTTATAGCAGATGGGCTTCCATTAAAATTAGGCCGCGATAATTCTCCCCTTGAAATTACTCATTATGAATCCAAATTCCGCAAAGACGGGTCCCAAGATCTTCCTTATAATAAATGCAAAATTTATGGCAGGGAGATTGTGGATACGATGTTCCTCGCATATAAATATGACTTCGCTAGAAATTATCCAAGTTATGGATTAAAACCAATTATTGCTTATGAAAAACTAGAAAAACCCGGCAGAACTTTTTACGATGCTTCAAAAATCAGGGAAAATTATAAAAATCCTATAGAATGGGAAAAAATTAAGGAATATGCAAAAGATGATGCCGATGATTCTTTAGCACTTTTTGACCTTATGGCCCCAGCTCAATTTTACCTAGCCCGCAGCATACCTAAATCTTTCCAAGCAATTACTGAAAGTGCAACTGGTAGTCAATTAAATTCATTTTTAGTTCGGTCTTATTTACAAAATGGACATTCAATCCCTAAAGCTTCTCAATTAGATAAGGTAAAAGGGGGAATTTCCTTTGGAATCCCTGGAATCTATTCAAATGTTATTAAAATCGATTTAAAATCTGCTTATCCAAGTCAAATCCTCAGATTCAAACTATTCGATCCTGAGAAAGATCCTGAAGGTAATTTTTATAAAATGGTCCATCATTTCACATATGAACGATTTGATCTAAAAGCGCAATATAAGGCCACTGGCGATAAATATTTCTCCGACCGGGAGCAAGCATCGAAAATTGTAATAAATAGCGCCTACGGGCTTATGAACACTCCAGGACTAAATTTTAATAATAGTTCAATTGCAAATAAAATCACAGAAGAAACTAGACAAACTATAGAAATGGCATTACAATGGGCTTCAGGTAAAGGAATGGATTTTTATAAGCAATATATGAAAGAAGAGGAAATTGATGTATAATGTATATATTACTTACAATAAAAAATATAATCCTACTAAATGGACTATTAATTCCTATAAAGAAGTTTTACAACAAATATTAAATTTAAATAGATATCCAGTAAAATCAATAAAAATTGTTAAAAAATGATTTATAATTTCCAAATTTGCAATACAGATACCGATTCAATCAGTTTTTGTACTGAAAATCAAAAATACATTGTAAAAAGAGCCCGAGAAGAGTTAGTGAAAGAAATTAATGAAATTAGCCCGGAATTTATGGAATGGGCCGATGATGGTTATTATAAAAAATTTATTATCCTAAAAGCTAAAAACTATATAACCCAAGATGAAGATGGAAAAGTAAAATACAAAGGTTCCGGCCTCAAATCATCCAAACTTGAACCTGCTCTCAAAGAATTCCTGTATAAAATCATCGATTCCATTTTAAATGAAACCTACAATTATTCTGAAATCTATCAAGAATATGTGAACGAAATTCTAAATTTAAAAGATATAAAACGTTGGGTGAGTAAAAAAACAATCTCAAATAAAACTATGACTTCTGAACGATCCAATGAGACTAAAATAAAATATGCAATTCAGGGAAAAGAATATGTGGAAGGGGACAAAGTATCAACTTATTTTAAAAAAGATGGAAGTTTAAGTCTTATTGAAGATTATAAAAACGATCACGATCCAGAACAACTTCTAGGACGATTATACTCGGTTTCAAAAATATTTACTGGAAAAGACCAAAAAACACATGGAATTATTCCAAAAGAGACTTTTTTAAACTATTCATTAAAAAAGAACTTTAAATTACTTCAGGAATTTGGTAATATAAAGAAATGACTTTTTGTAAATATTGTGGTGATGAAATTAGAAGTACTGGAGGTTGTATGAAAATCAATTGTCAGCAAATTTCCATGGGAATAACAAATCAGACGCAATATAATCAAAATCCTCATAGAACTTGTAATTGTCATCAATGTACTTGGCTTAGAGCTTCACAAATAGATAGAGAACTAGTTAAACTGAAAATTTTAGGTAATGATGGAGAATAATAAAAATTGCAAAACATGATTGGATTTGTAAAGTTCCACCATTTAAATTTCCTAGAAAATGTGTAAAATGTGGTCTAAGAGAATTAGCAACTGAAGAAAATGAATTAGAACTTGCTGAAGGTTATGATGAAATATGATTTAAGTGAATTCGAAAAACTAGTAGGATCTAGCCACCTAAGAAAGGCTGAAACTGAAGACTTGGTCCTTTATACTTATACCGAATTAACTACTTATGAAAAGTATTGGAATGATTTCACAAGAAACTCAAGAGGTTTAATTCTAGAAAAATCTACAGGCCAAGTTGTTGCAAAACCTTTTCCTAAATTTTTCAATCTGGGAGAAATGCCTGAAACCCAACTTCCTAATCTTCCAAATGAAGCATATAAAGTTTATGAAAAGGTTGACGGATCTTTAGGAATTATTTATTTTCATAAAGGATGGAAAATTGCAACTAGAGGATCTTTCTCCAGCCCACAGGCTTTAAAAGCCACTGAATTGCTAAAAAAATACGAATTATACTATTTAAGAACCGATTGCACTTTTTTGGTCGAAATTATCTATCCAGATAATAAAATCGTCGTTAATTATAAAGGTGAAGAAAAATTAGTATTTCTGGGTGGTTATGAAAATGACACCGGAAAAGAATTAATATTCGAAGAATGCCCGATTAATGGAATGGAATCAGCAAAATCTTACAATTATACAATAAATGAAATGATTGAGTTGCAAAAAACTTTATCAAAGGATCAAGAAGGATTCGTTGTAAGATTTGAATCTGGGCTTCGATTAAAAATTAAAGGTAAAGAGTATTTAAAAATTCATAAAATTATTTCAAATTTAAGTCCTATAAGTTTCTGGGAAACAATGATCGAAGGAAAAGTTCCAAAAGAATACCTCGTTCAAATTCCAGAAGAATTTAAAAAAGACTTTGAATCAATTGTAGAAACTTTAGAAAATAATTATGAAATAGTTCAATCAGAATTAATGCAAGATTTTGAAAAACTTCCAATTACCCAAGATAATGATTGTAGAAAACAAATTGGATTATTTCTAAAAACGGATCATGATCTAAAGCACCCAGATGGAATGTTCCCGTTTTATTTGGGAAATCATAAAGCTGTAAATAGTTATATAATGAAAAGAATTCGACCACATGGAAATAATTTAGAATTAAAGAATCAATCGGACTTCCAATTAGAATGAATAAAATAACTGACCATAATTGTGCTTGGAAAAGTCAAGAAAAATATAATGATATATTTAATAAACAATTTTATAAAATAAATACTTATATGTGTGATTTTTTTAAAAAACAAAAAACATATGATTCTCAGGTATATAAATATCCATTTAAAACTTTTAAAAAGGACGTCTAATGGCCGAACATTTTAAAGTGAAATTAATAACTGATTTATCAAAAATTGATAAAACTTTCACATTTCCAACTTCAGATTTCGCGACTTTAACTCCCGATGGAAAATTTATTCAACTGGAATATGTTGAAGAAGATACAAAAGTTGAACCCTATAAAGTTCGACCGGGGATCTGGGCTATTCAAAAAACAATGCAAGGTCTCAAGCTTTTTGAAACCTCTTTCATTGAAGATAAAGTTTTAGAAGAATTCGCACAAACTAAAGATGTGCTGGATAAAATTGACTGCTTTTTTAATCGATTGCATATTTATAAAAAACGAAATATTGAAGTTCCCATCCGCCGCATGTTACTATATGGCCCCGCAGGGACTGGAAAAACAACCATACTTTCAGTTTCATCTCGAAAATATGTAAAAGATAATGAAACTGCTGTAATTCTCTGGCATACTGATAAATTTGAATCCTACCAAGTAAAGGATTTTATTAAAGCTTTTGATTATACGGAAGTTAAGAAACTTATTTTAATTGTGGAAGATATTGGAGGGGTTGAGCAAAAAGAAGTAAACAGACCTTCAGATTCAAGCCTTCTTTCCCTTTTAGACAATCAAGAAAAGACCTTTAAAATCCCCACAATGATTATTGCGACCACAAATCATCCTGAAACGTTCCTAGGGAACCTTATGAATAGGCCTGGAAGGTTCTCAGACAAGATTGAGGTCACTTTTCCGGGGTCCAAGGCACGTCAAGCCCTTTTAGCATTTTTCGCGCAAGGTGAGACCATTACGGACGAATTAAACACTCTTATTGGATCTGAGAAATGTAAGGAATTCACAGTAGATCATTTAAAGGAAATATTCCTACGATCTGATCTTTATGGGAGAACCCCCCTAGAAGTAACCCATGAATTATTAGCTGAAATTAAAAAGTATGAAAATGCATTCTCAGGAAAAAATACTCGTATGGGATTTGCAATTGATTAAATTAAATCATGAAGAAGCGCAAGCTTTTAATAAAAAATTTAATCGTAGAAGCTGGAAAATTGTTGAAGAAGATGATTATCGAATGAATGATCATGATTTTAGATTTCAGGGATTTGAATTTTTAATAAATGAACAAAGAGATCAAATTCAGCCTTATTCCTGCCGGGCAGATTTAGTGGATTTTAATGATTAAATTAAATGAATATAAAGATTCTAAAGCAATAAAAGAAACTCAGCGAGAAACGGTGAAGATTATTGAAAAATTAACTAATTGTATAGAATCATTGAAAGATTATTCAAAACATATTAATATAATGGAATCTATTAGCATTTTACATAATTCTAGAACCCTTTTTGAAATAAAGTTAGATAAATTAAAAAAGGAAGAAAAGTGAACTATTGGCGTCAATTAAATAAAAAGCAATTTTGGCTAAGCCGCCATCAAGTACAAATACCAAATGGAAAAAAAGTTCAATATACTTGTAGATGTGGAAAAAATAAAGGTATTTTAATTGGAAAATACTACTATATTATGTTTTGTAATTGCGAACCAGATGGATTTTTAGTAAAAACATTTAATGGTGAGATTAATGATTATAATATTCATACGATAGGTTTATTAAAATGAAAAGAAGTGAAATGGTTGATGAAATTCACCAATATTTGTGGAGTAATTTTCCTACTATTGAAGCATCTGATATTTTAGATATTATTGAAAGAAAAGGAATGCTTCCTCCATCAAGAATATTTAAATCAATTCCGTGGGGATTTCAAATGGAATGGGAACCTGAAGATGAAAATTAATTGGACTAAATTAGCAGCCCGCATTCCTAAAAAACTTAAAGCGGGTAAAAATACGTTTGAAATTCAATGGGTTTCCAAATTTCCTGATGATAAAGATCAAATTGGTGAATCAGATTATAATAATAGAGTTATAAAGTTAATAAAAGGACGAACTTCAAAACAAACAGTTCATACGTATATTCATGAATGTATTCATATATTTTCGGATGAATTTAAATTAAAAATAAGTGAAAAACAAACTGAAGGATTGGAAAAAACCTTGCAATTCTGGCTAACTAGTGGTAATATATTCAAATGAGACCTGATAAGGAATCTGGTAATATTTTAAATAAATATATTGAATTAGCAAAAAAATTGGGTAAATTTCCAACTCGAACTGAATTTGAACCAATTGTAAGTGAAAGACAGTATAGAAAACATTTTAAAACTTTAACTAATTTAAAAAATTTAGTACTTAAAAATTGCCCAGAATTTGGGGGACTTCCGGAAATAGTTAAAACTCCTAAAATTTTAATATTTGACATTGAAACTGCTCCAATTTTAGCACATGTTTGGGGACTTTTTGATCAAAATGTGGGTTTAAATCAAATTGAAACCGATTGGCACGTTTTAAGCTGGTCCGCAAAATGGCTAGGAGATCCACCATCAAAAGTTATGTATCAAGATCAAAGAAATGCTAAAGATGTAACTAATGATAAAAAAATTCTAGAGTCTATTAGAGATTTATTGGATGAAGCAGATTTAGTTGTAACTCAAAATGGAATTAAGTTTGATTCTAAAAAATTAAATGCCCGCTTTTTATTTCATGAAATTCCATCTCCCAGCAGTTATAGGCACCGAGACACTTTAAGAATGGCCAAAAGACATTTTAATTTTACAAGTTATAAATTAGAATATATGACTGATAAATTTTGCAAAAAGTATAAGAAATTAAAGCATAAAAAATTCCCAGGCCATGAATTATGGAAGGAATGTTTAAAAGGAAATAAAGAGGCCTGGAATGAAATGTCAAAATATAATAAACATGACGTTTTAGCGACTGAAGAACTTTATAATGTTTTAAAACAATGGGATTTTAGAAAATATTCATGAAAAAATATAGAAATACTTGGAATTCAAATAACTCTGATTCAGTAAATGAAATTGAAGATTTGAAAAATCGTTTAAAATTTGCTAATAATAAAATTAAAGATATGACCGATTTTATAGAATCTTATTTAAAATCTCAACCAACCGATGCCAATGGAAATTATGATAAAATAAATAATTTTCAAGCTTACGAAGCAAAGCAATTACTAGATTTTTATAAATATGGTGAAACGGATAAATGAAAAAAACTGAAAAAGAAGAAATTAAAGATGAAACTGTTTATAAACCACTTCAGTATGTAAATATGCCAGAAGTGTTTCAAAATGCTGCGGGTGTTCCAGGAATTCCCCTTGGATATTCTAGTATGATTTATGGGCTTTCCGACTCAGGGAAGACTGAAATTCTTCTTAAAGTTGCAAAAGAAGCAATCGCCCAAGATATAAAACCTTATTTAATAATTACTGAAAATAAAATGGATCGAGCCCGGCTTGAAGATTTTGGACTTAAAAATGGTGAAAATTGCGTAATTGAAGAACAAACTAAAACATTAGAAGCTGTTTATAATTATATTTCAATGCGAGTTCAAGATATTATAAAAGGTCGTATAAAACAAAATGTCATAGTTTTATGGGATTCTTGGGCCGGAACTTATGCCGAAGGAACTTTTTCTGTCGATGAAGAAACGGGAGAAATTACACAAAAATTTAGTGTTATGAAAAATGCCCAGGTAGGCGGACTTTATAATCCAATAGTAATGGAAAGAATTTCAAGAACTAGAGAAATTACATGTGATTATTCTTTAGGACTTCTAACTTTAAATCAAGCCTATACTGCGCCTGCAATTCCCCCAGCTACAATCCCTTCAACAGTTCCTAATGGGGGAAATAAAATCTGGTTCCCTTTAGGGCTTTCTCTTTCAATTCGAGAAGGTCAAAGATACGAAACAACTAAAGATAAAAAGAAATATAGAGTTGGATTAGTTGCAAAATTAAAAGTTGAAAAAAATCATATAAATGGAATTTATTCTGAAGGAGAAATTTTACTAGCTGGATCTGAAATGCTAGAAAATACTGAGAAAAATATTAAAGAAATTAAGGAAAAGTTTAAAAATGTCATTATTTAAAACTCCAATTTATTCAGAAGAAGATTTAGAAATATTAAAAAAGCAAGCTAAGGAAAATGCAAAATTAATAGGTAGATTTTTTAAACCTGAGGATTTTTTACAAGAAAATCCTACTGAATTTGCATTCAATGTTCCTCAAAGAGAACTTATTGCTAAAATTGCTAATATGAAAATAGTTCAAAATTTCGAACCCAATGATTATCAAGATATTGATGAAGAATTACAAAAAGAAATTAATCTTTATGTTTTAGTGGATTCTAGTGGATATATATGCTATACTGGATATTCAGAAGAATTAGTTAAATCTTATAAAGAATCTAATGGTTTTAATGATAAAACTGTTATAAAATTAACCGGCTTTTTGCCAGAAAAGGAAAAATAAAATGTCTACAACTCCCGCTTCTACCCAATATTATGCAGTCGAACATTCCCTTTTAGTTGAAGTTTTGAATCATTTAGCAAAAGATCCAGCAGCATCTTTGTATTCGAGATTGAGTCAAGCTCCGAAGGTAGTAACTCAAGAAGCACCCGCTGTAACTCCAGCAACTGAAACTAACACTCCAGCCCAAGGAACAACACCAGCTAATTAAAAGGAATTTAAATGTCCGGCATAAGGCACAATGAAGGAAAACCTCCAGTTAATTTAATTTTATCAAAAGCTTTATTAGAAGTTGCAAAAGTTGCTCAATTTGGCGCCCAAAAATATAACCCCCATAACTACCGTAAAGGAATGCGGTGGTCTTTTTTTATAGATTCAATGTTGAGGCATTTAATAAAGCGGGGGACCGGACAAATTATTGATTTTGATGAAACCTGTGAGGGTTGTCAAAATAAAAATTGTAAAGATCATTCAGGATTAAAGCATACAAGTCATATCGCATGGAATGCTTTAGCACTTTGTGAATTTGAAGTTGAAAAAATAGGAATTGATGATATTTTTGTCGGTTATAATAAAGAAAATGAAGAGCACTCAGAAAATGCGGCGGGAAGTTAAATGAAGTCTTGTAAAATAGTAAACCGGATCGCGGTAGTCGGCACTCATGGGGCCGGGAAAAGTACTTTAAGCTATCACCTAACTTCTCTTCTAAAGCAGCACAATCCGGCTAAATCTGTAATTTGTTTGGAAGAAAATGTAAGAAGTATCGCAAAACTTACAAATAATGATTTAACTTCTTATGATTTTACAAAATTAGCATTTCATGAACAAATTTGTAGGGAAATTAAAGCAGCACTCTTATACGATGTAATGGTGGTTGATAGAACTTTACTAGATTATGCAATTTATGGTAAATTAAATGGACATCATGGATTTTTAGATCAAACTTATACACCATTATTTAGTTTTAATAAAATTTACTTTCTGCGACCTGATAAAAATGATGCTCCAATTGCAGACGATGGATTTCGGGACACAAATTTAGAATTTCGTAATAAAGTGGATCAAGAGTTTGAAAAGTTTTTTAAAGAGGGGAAAGAATTTCATCCAATTGAAATAAAGACTTCTGAAATTTTTAGCCATGATTATTTAAAGGATTTACAATGAAATTTAAAAAAGGACAACAAGTTATCAGATATTCCGGTCAATCAAGCGGAAATGAAACTAAAATGATCATTGGGGATATAGGAATTATTTCTAAAGATCAAGAATTTCCAGGTAAAGTAGAAATTAATGAATTCCCCGGAACTTGTGGACATGATCCCTATAGATTATTACGAATTGATAATTTACCGATAAAATTAAAAAAATATATTATTAAAAATGTCAAAGAATTAAATCATGAAGAAACCTATGTGAGACTTCAAATTCTTTCATCTTTTATTGAAGGATATAAATTAGGAAATGAAAATGCTTAATAAATTAGCAAAAGAAATTCATGAAAATAATAAAGCTAAAGGCTTTTATGATGGACCTGAAAGAACGCCTTTAGAATATCATATGCTAATAGTAACAGAACTTGCAGAAGCTTCAGAATCAGTTAGAAAAGGAGAATCTGACTATTATTTAGTTGATAGAAAGCCAGAAGGGGAAGCAGTTGAAATCACCGATGCTTTAATTAGAATTTTAGACTACGCCGCATTTAAAAATTGGGACCTTGATTTTATTATAAAACAAAAACTAGATTATAATAAAACCCGAACTTATAGACATGGTGGAAAGAAACTTTGATCCATTTGGATTCTGTTATATTTTATTCTATAGGAGCTGCGATTTGTTTTGTGATGGCGGAAATTATAAGACCTAAACCAGTAAATGATGATGTTTTTAATTTAAAACCCGGACAAATGATGGTTCCAACTTCTTGGAAACAAGATGATCATGAAACACATTCAAAATTACGTCAAGCTTATGAAGAAAAATGGAAAAAAGCAGCTTTAGAAACAATTGAATTAGCAAAAGAAATGCAAAAACCCCGAACAATAGCGGTGATTAATGACAAAAACACGCCACGCAAAGCCCGACGAGTTTCAAAAAGAACAAATACGCCACTTAAAAAAAGAAATCAGGCGAAAAGATCAGCAAATTCGAAGCCTAGAAAAGGAACTAGGGTACTCACAGAATACGAGCAAGCGGCAGCAAAACATAAAAGAAACCAAAGAGTTAGATATTGACCAATGTCAAAATTGTGGCAAAGGCGTTCTAAAATATTCAGATTTAGGAATTAGAACTATAACCATTTGTACAATTTGTTCTTACCGGAAAGTAAGTAAATGAAATTATTTATAGCACATTTAGCAATCATTATTTTAAATTGGGCGCAACCCTTAAATACAGTAACATGGCTAGGTCAAGTTTCTGATAGAGAAAATGTATTTGAATATGATGGTTATTATAAAGGATGTATAATAGGCTTTACTCATGATATGGAATTGGAAAATCATAAACAAGCTATGAGTTTTTGCAGAAATAATTTAAAAGAAAAAAAAGAGTACGATAAAGCGCATAAAAATGGCCCTTAAAAAACCGAAGTTAACTCAAAAAGAGAAATTTAAGCTTCTGGAACAAAATGAAGAAGCCTTTGAAAAATACCGCTTAAACTTCGTAAAAGCCCAACTACGCCGCGCAAGTGTATGGAAATGGCCCGCAGCTGGAATTGCAATGGATAAGGCCAAATTAGACGGTATGTATAAATGTTCGGGTTGCGGAAAGTACTTTTCCCCTAAAAAAGTCAATCGGGACCATATAGAACCAGTAGAAAATCCAGTCACTGGTTATACTGATTTAGATAATTATGTGAAAAGATTATTAGTAAAAAGTGATCAATATCAAATACTTTGCGAAGATTTATGCCATCCGGCGAAAACTTTAACCGAAAATACCCTTCGCCAGCAATACGGACAAAAAGCAATAAAAACTCGAAATAAAAAGAAAAAAAGCTTGAAAAAGAATAAAATATTAGGTAAAATAAAAAAATAATGAAATCTTTTATTGTTACTATTTTATCTAAACTTAAATTTTTAGATTCAAATTCAGAATTAAATATGGAAATCCTAATGTTATGGATTTTTATGTTTATTTCAGCTTTTAGAGCGCTTTTTGCAAATTTAACTTTGCATATAACTCCAAATATTACCTGGGTAATTCCAGATTCCGGAATGGCAACAACCCTTCCTATTTTATATTCACTTTTGAGCACTGCGCATCAAAATTATTTAACAAATAAAGGAAAATAAATGACATTAAAACGATTTTTATTTTACGCCGGAGTTTTTCTAGCATCTTACGGAGTTACAAAATTAGTAGTAAATCATAATCCTACTGATTTAACAAAAAATACCGTAATGATTGTAAATAAACAAATGAATTCTGGGGGAACTGGAGTTATTTATGAATCTGGGAAATCAGGATCGTATGTATTAACAAATCGCCACGTTTGCCATGTGGTTGAAAATGGCGGAGTAGTCCGCACAACTACAGGAGATTACCAAGTAACTTCTTATGTGGAATCCCAAGTGAGTGATCTTTGTTTAATTTATCTTCCGGCTGATCTAAAGCAAAATACAAAACTTGCTAAATCTGAACCTAAAGTATTTAGTCCTTCAAAGGTTTCAGGCCATCCAGCCCTGATGCCTACAATTATCAGTATGGGACACTTTTCTGAGCGTCAAATCATTACTATTATGACTGGAACCCGTCCTTGCACTCCTGTTGATGCCGAAGATCCAGTAAATAATCTTTATTGTTCATTTTTTGGGGTTGTGCCGGTTCTTAAATCCTATGATTCACAATTAGTTTCCAGCACAATTATGCCCGGGTCTTCAGGTTCAGGAGTCTATAATAATAATAATGAGCTTTCTGGTGTAGTTTTTGCGGGCAGCGGGGAATTCGGCTACGGATGGATTGTAACTTATGATCAAGTGAAAGCATTCCTAAATGTTGAATCTCAAAATAGTAACTTTGTAAATGTGGATCAAACTTTAGGACAAAAAGCACAACCTGAAGGTACTACAAAAGAAATGCTTAAAAAATGTGTAAATGCGGATAATTCTGTAGTACTTAATATTTGCAGAGTTTTAAAGCGTGATTTGGTTTGGAATCGATAAAGGAAATATAATGAAAAAATTAACATTAGTGTCATCATTTGTAAGTGCAAGTTTAGCAATAAGTATTGGAGTTTTAACTGCCTGTTTTGCGAAAAGTCCAGAGACAATGACTAGATCTACAACAGTTGCTGTAATTTTTGGTATTTTTAGCTTGGCCTGTTGGGGACTTTCATTTACGGCTAAGGAATAAAATGATCACACTTTTTACTGCTATTGGTTCCTTAATTTTAGCGCTATTATCAGTTATAAGCTATCTTTTTAACAAAAATAAGACTTTGGCCGGGCAAGCTCAAGAAAACACCGTAAAAGCCCAAGTAAATGCAAATGATGCCCAAATTAAAGCAAATCAAGATCAAATTCAGCAGATTAAGGATCAAACTGCAGCACAAGAGAAAAATGAAACAAATGATAGCATTTTAAATGATTTGAATAAACCTAAATGAGCAATGTTTTAGGGATTTTATTAATTATTGGATTTATTATTTATATTAAAGAAATTTGGATTAAAAATGAGTAAGTTAATAATTTTAGTAATTTTAAGCTTAAGCCTAAATAGTTTTGCTAGATCCGAATTTTTTGATTATAATGAAAAACCTATAACAAGAAAACAAGCTGTAAAACTAACAAAACAATCAGTATTGGAGACTAATTTTTATAGAATTGAACGAGCCGCGAAAAATGGTGAATGTAATTTTTCTGGCTATAAAATTGATGAAAATGTAAAAAAACAATTAGAATCGTTGGGATATGAAGTAACTTCTGATGAAAAGGGTGGATATTTAATAACATGGTGCGATTAATTCTGATATTAGGACTGCTATTTACAATTGGATGTAATAAAAAACCAATAACATATTCAAAATCTAAAAATCCAGAACCAAGTCCATTAGAAGAATGTAGAACTATTTGTAAGCAAAAATATAACACTGATGTCGATGGAGCAGTTTATGGCGATGATGGCCATGCAACATACTGCTATTGCGAATGATTAAATTTATTCTAATTTTTACATTAACTTCCAATTTAGCCTTCGCCCAAAATGCTGTTCATATGAATAAAGGAGATACTGCACAATTCGAAGGCGACCTCCTGACTCTCGACACTACAAAACAACTCTATAATGATTCCCTAGAAAAAACTTCATTACAAAAGCAATTAGATCTTATAAATCAAAATGTAAATCTTTTGCAACAAGATAAAACTTTACTTTTGGATCAAAATTCAAAATTAATCCAAGCCGGGCAAAGTGAAAAAACAATAAGCACAATTGAAAAAGGTGCTTGGTTTTTGGCCGGGATGTTATTAACGGGATTGGCAATTAAAGGGGCGGCAAGCTTAAGGCCATGAAAAAAATTTTAATTGGCATTATATTAGGATTTATAATTCATTCAGGTTTAAGTACCTTATATGATTATAAATTCTGGACAAATACATTTAAATGTCATGAAAAAACCGAAGAAGCTGATCAAAAATGTGTAGAATATTATGCACCAATTTTAAGTATTTTAAAATATCCACTAGCTCATATTAGTTATGATTTTAAACAATGGGGAATAAGATACCCATGATTCATCTTTCTGATCCAGAATCAACAGTTTTAGGTTCCCGGCTATTTTTATTACTATTTGCAATTTGTGATAAATTATATGGCAACCCTTAAACCAATCACAGAAGTTTCCTCAGAAGAACTGTTAAAATTAATAAAAGATAATCCCATTGAAGTTTCAAAATATGAACATCATAATGATTGTATGGAATTTTTAAGTGTTTATGGAATAAAACAAGGCGAACATCGAATTCTATTCAATTTAATCTACCGGCTGTATAAAAAATGGTCCAAGACGCCTGTTGGAAAAAGATCACTAGCCGATGCAATGGTGTTACTATTTCCCACTATTAAATACGGGCAATCAAACGTCTATTTGATAAATAAAGAAAAATCCTTTTTTTTAGAAACCGGAGCAAAGAAAAAGAAACAGAATAAAACTAAACGAAAACCATGGCTTAAGCATTTTAAACTATTTATTGATAAATTTGAATTAAAAAGTGGTAGATTTTATGTAAAAGATGTAGTATTATATAATCTATACGATAAATGGACTTATAAAAATAATAAACACAATCCTTTAGGTTTTCAGCAATTCTTAAAATTCTGTAGATTATTTTTTAAGAATCCTACACCGAAAATTATAAGAGGAAATCAATGGTTCGCTGTGGATTCTGAAGTCCAGAAATATTTTACGCCCGAGTTAATAAAACTGATGGAAAAAAAGTGAAAATACCTAATGATCTAACTCCATTTGAGATAATAGGTGGGATTTCTTCCATAATTAGAGGAATCCCAGGAGAATCATTACAAGGAAAAAATATGTATGAAATACCTGATGAAATTTTTGAAAGGATAATACAAGAGTATAAAGATCTCTTTAATAAAAATAATGAAGAAAAAACCAACACGTCGAAGTAAAACACAATTTCCAGCTCTCGATCCAAAATTCAATCTTAAAACACGAAGCGACTTAATTGAAATTGAATCAAGCGAAAATTTACCAGAATCCTGGATTGATTCAAAATCTGGAAAAAATTGGACCAAAGATGCTCTAAAACAATATCTAAATGATTTCAATAATGAGTTTGTAAATGCAGACTTTAAAACAAATGTAAAAGAAGGTCGCAAAAGGATTCATAAGAAAAAACGAGTCGAGCACAAAAAAAATAAACATCTAAAGAAACTTATTAATGATTTTTTAGCAAATATAAAAAGATTCATAAATATTCTAAATGAATCTCAAATCACAAATAATAGTAAATCTAAATTAAAAAAATCAGTGAATAAGTTTAAAAAACAATTGAGAACTCAGATTAAAAAAGAGTTTAAGTTTATTGAAGATTCATATAAAACTCAGTCCGAGTACGATAATAATCACAGAAATATGTGTATTTTAACTAAGCAGAAAGCTATGGGACAATTAAAAAGTTTGGATGCTCTTCCAGAAACTATAATGCAAAAAAAAGATACTGAAAATGATCTAATAGAAATGATTGATCGAAAGAAATTAGGAATTGAAGATGAGAGCTGAAGAAGCAAGAAAAAAATCAGAGAGTTCAAAAGAATTTGGCGCAAATTATCAAAGAAATTATATTTTAACACAAATAGAAAAAGAAACTAAAGTTGGAAATTTTGAATATAGGCTTATTTTCATGGATGGATATAAATTATTTGAAGAAGATTATGTATTTTTTGAAAATTTAGGATATAAAGTTCAAAGGCCTGTAGAAAAGATATGGAAACCTATGAATGAAAAATCAAAACTTGAATACTACATGGAACCGGGAAAAATTAGCTGGTAATTATTTCTTAAAAAATTCCACAAACACAAGAGCTATTGTAGCCAAAAGACTTAAAAACATTACAAATTTATAAATTCCTTTAATTTGGGAAACTGAATCCTGGAGTGGTTGAATTTTTTGTTCGTCTAAATGATTTACTAATTCTTCTAAAGAATCTGACCGTCTTATATGAACATCCAAACTTACTTGTTGTTTTCCAGAAGTGACTTTTAATTCCCCAATATCCTTTTTAATATCTTTTACATCTTCATGAATTAATTTTAAAATATCATCACTCATGATTCTTCCTCATCAGGTGTTAAAAGTTTTCGAGAGATTGGATTCTGAAGCAATGCAAAAATGGCGCGATTTTTAGCATCTGAATCATTATCATCTACAGCTTTTTTTAAATATTGACCCATATAATTCATTCCCACTTCTTTTTGTAACTTTTCAGCCACGTCATTTAAACTTTCAGGAGTTGCATTATAAAGATTGGCGGCAGTTTTAGTAACATTTTCCGCCGGATTACTATTTTTCTGATTTGTAATAGAATTTGTATTTTGAATTTTTTCCTGAGACCAAGGATTAATAATTAAAGTCTTTGGAGTTTGGGGAAGAACTTTTTGAACGATAGTTCCAAGCGGGGTATTCACGTCTTTAGCTGCATTTAAACCTTTAGCGGCAAATGCTTCACCGGGACCAAATGCTTTCTGAGCAAGACTGGCTTTATCAAGAGGAATTCCACCACGAGTTAACTTTTGAAGGCTAGGAAGCATTGAACTTAAATTTCCAATTGTACTATTAATCTGATGAATTTGATCGCCAGTTCCATCTTCGGCAGCATTGGCTAAATCTTCAATGTGTTGGCGAACTATTCCACCAAGTCGTTTATAAAGATCAGCCTCGGCAGAAGCTGATCCGTTATTATAAATTTGTGGTTTTAAATTCTGCGCGGCAGTGGTCAATTCTTGTTTAATTTGATTTAATTGTTGAAGATTTCCATCGGCGGCCTCTAATTTTTGAGCATATTCCCCGTATTGTTGTTGAATTTTTCGTAAAATAACATTTTTCTGACTAGTTTGGGGAACTTCATCAAAAACTGATTGCATAACATTTGGGGTTTTTGTAGTAATGGGACCAACATCATCCATAATCTGAGGAAGATTTTGTTCTAATTTAGATTGTGCTGAAGAAAATAAAGGAGTAAGCTTTTGATAATTACTTTGTAAAGCATTTAAAGCATTATCATACCATTTGCCTTGGCCGCCTTTAAGAACTCCTTGTTCAATTCCCGTGGTCCCAGTACCTTTAATAATATCACTGCCTCGGTCAACTGTATTGGTCATGGGATTATAACGAGTGGTTAAATCTTTAGCAGAATTCATTCCCATTGCTTCCTGAGCAAGCCTTGAACCTGAATTTTCTAAACCAGTAGTTGTTGGGGTTAAAACATCGGCTAACTTACCACCCACTGCACCTAATCCAGCACCTAAAGCCGCACTTCCTGCAGCGCCAGTAAGCGTAGGATCAGCATTTGAACCTAAATAGTTAGATTCACCAAGACCCGCCCCTAAAGTCGCCCCCTGAGCCACATTAGAAGCAATACCAGCGCCTTTTAAAGCACCTGCACCTGCAATTGTGGGGGCAATGGAACCAACTAAATCTCCTGCCATATAACTTATAGGATTTTGATCTTTGGCAGCTTGTTCGGTAGCTAATTGAGAATTCATTCCTTCTTGAAATGTAGGAGTATAATCAGGAACTTTTGAAGGCTTTGCAGCTAAATCCGGGCGCAAACCAATTGATTGATCAGCAGATTCTTGAGAAGCTCCAATTCCTAAAGCCCCGGCCAAAGCAGACCCAACTCCTGCAATTCTAGGAGAAAGTCCAGCAGTAATGCCATGAAGAGCGCCAATTCCCTTAGATTCTAAAGGTGAATAGGTTTCAGAATCTTTAGCCGCCATATCAGCAGGAGTCGGGGCATCATGAGCTTGTTGGAAAATAGCCTTTAAATCCCTACCATCATGTTTAATGGAATCTACAGGATCATTTCCAGCAGCTGCTTGAAATATAGCTTTTAAATCATCAGCCATTAGTAATTTACATCCTTAATAACACCTTGATTAATTAAAGCTTTAATTGCATCTTGTCGGGAAAGACCTTTAGCCTGCATAACAGCATTAATCCCGCGTTCTTCATTAGGATTATAAAGTCCTAACATATCAGAATGTCTATAAAGCATATTTTTATAAGCATCAGGATTCATACTATTTTGATAAGATTTTGCAGTATTGCCCACATTATCGCGAATAATGCCATGGGCAACATCTCCTAAACCTTGGAGATATTTTTTATTTAATTCAATAAATTTACCCTGATTAGCCCCAACTGGAACATTTGCTAATTTCTGAGCAAATTGAGCCATATGAGAAGCTAATGTTGGATTTGAAAGTTCGTTCATTTGTCCCTCAGTTGGAACTCCACCACTTGCAATTTTTCCAACTTCAGTATTAAATAATTGTACTTGTGAAGGAGTCCATTTATCAGTATCTGGAAATTCTTCAAGCATTTTCTGGGCATTTTGGATAGAAACTAAATTTCTTTGTGCCATCATAACTGCTTGTTTTCCGCGAGTTGTAGACATTGCATTTTCAGCTTTAACTTCAGCACTTTTTTCATTGTTAGCTTGTTTTGTTTCCTGAGAAGCTTTTGCTGCTGCCACTCTTCCTTTATTTGCTTCTAATTCTCTTTCCATTGCGGCTTTTTGATTAGAATCTGCAATTTCTTTTTTAGTTTTAGAACTCAAATCTGCACGACTATTAGCGCCAGTTTGCTGCATTACAACTTTTTGAATTGCAGTCTGAAGTGCTGCATCTTTAGCTAAAAAGGGCGCGACTTTATAAAGATCAGAAGCTGAAGCAGTAGGAGGAACTTGTAGTCCTTTAGAAGTCATATATTGTTTTACAACTTGAGACATAGGACTATTAGGATCATTTTGCTGATTTGCAATTTGTTCTTCATATTTTTGAACTGGTAATCCAACATTTTTATCATTAGAAGAAATTACACCTAAAGCTGGATTGGGACTTACATTTGTTCCATTTCGGCCAGCAAGACCAGCACCAGCTAATGCACCATATTTAGCAACTTCTTGACCTAAAATATTAGCATCGCGTTCTTTTTGGGCTTGAGTTAAATCATTTTTATTATTTTTAGTGAAATCAATCATTTTTTGAAGATCAGGACTAACTTGTAATCCAGCGGCAGCATCACTTTGAGGATTTTCTTTTAAAGCTTCTTCTGCCTTTAAAGTCATTCCTGGTAAATGTCTAACGGTCGAATCTTCTGGAGTTTCTTCATCTTCAGAATCATCAGATTCTTCATCAGAAGCTAATTCACGTTTTTTCTCAGGATTATTATCATTTGCAGCTTCTTCAGATTTAAAATCCTCATTAGTCATTTCTTCTTCTAAAGCTTTATCATCAGGATTTTCAGACATTTCAACATCTGCAATTTTTGTAGGATTCGCGCCAGAAACCATCTGTTCATCACCTTGAATTTGTTCTTGCCCGGCGCCATTAGCTTTTAATTGTGCTAATTCTGCAGCATTTGCAGCCTCTTGTTCGGGAGTTAAATCAGGATAAATAGGATCTTGTGGAACATCTCCAGCAACTCCGCCATCAGCCATTCCTTGTCCTTGACCATTTACTGCATAATTAGCAAAATTCTGATAAGGAGTTGGGGAAGCTTGCGCCGGGGCTGCAGGCATTGCCGCATCCTGAGAACCTTTAGACATTGAATTTTCATAAGCTAAATCTGCAACTACTCCAGGAACATTAGGATTAGCAGCTTTCCAAGCTTGATAATTGGGATCATTAGCATATTTACTAACTGGAGCACCAGGAGTTCCTTGGTCAAAATGAGCTTCTGGATTATTTAAAGCTAAATATCGTTTATAAAGCTCAATATTATCATGTGGAATATAATAAGGAAGTTTTCCATTATTTGGAGCGGCTTTATTAATTTCTCCACCTTGAGCATAATGCTTTATATTACCTTCTGGAATAAAACCAGTAATAGATCCGCCTTGATTCATATGAGCATTGGCCATTTTATTCATTTTTTTATTGCCATATTTTTTGCGGCCAATAGAAGCAGCTAAAGCTGCAGGATTAGTAACGCCTTTTTGGTGTGAGAGTTTATTTTCTAATTTAGCAAATCTTTCACCAGAACCAACTTTACCACCAGAAGACATCTTTTCAGATCCTTCTTCAGCAATAAATTTATCAAAAGCTTTTTTAAGATCTTTTAAATTATTAAGATTATGCTCTTTTTTCTTAGGAACTTTTCCGCCTTTATTAAAGGGTTTAGATTCTTCATCATCTTGTAATTTTTTAGAATCTTCACGTTTTGTAATTTCTTCAGATTCAGCATCTTTTTCATCTTGAGATTGAGGAGGAAGAGCTGTTTGAATTTCAACTAGACCGCCATCAGAGTATTGATATTTATGAGTTGAGCCTGAAATTCCACCGTCAAATAAAGGCTGATCTCCAGGGCTTTCAAAGTTTTTTCTATTTTGCTGACGAATTTTATCATATTTATCTTGTAAAGTTGGATCAGGAGTTGGTTGAGGTTTTGGAGTAGAAAATGCTTTTTGAAATGCATCTGCAAGATTACTCATAACTGAATCATCAGATTCAACTTTTCCACCATCTTTCATGGATTGACCATTACCTTGCATTTCTAAATATTTTTTATATAAATCGTGAATATTTTTCATGAATCTTGTCCATTAATGTGATGTTTCAAATTATTATGAGCTTCAATAATTTTTAAAATATGTTTTCCCATTTTAGATTCAGCTAAAGTACGTGGAAGAACAATCTCGCCCGGACTTAAAACCGCTTTTACGATATCATTTGCTGGAGAATCTCCATCTACTGGAGCATGACCGGGAACATGACCACCGGCTTTAAAATCTAATCGACCGCCGTCATACATACCAGTAGCCGCACCAAAAGCGCTGCCAGCTAATCCTCCGATACCTGCGCCTAAATTAGTGGCAGCTTGAGATTGGTTTTGAGCAGTTTGCTGATTTATTCCACCTAAATTACTATATCCACCAGCTTTGATCCGATCAACCCCAACATTTGCTCCATATTGAGCCATTGCATTTTGTTTATTTTGTTGTTGAGCTTGATTATTTGCGCTAACATTTTGATTGCTAGCATTTTGAGCATTAGCTAAATTTGCAGCTTGTGCTTGATTTTGAGCATTAACATTTTGAGATTGAACACCCAATTGATTTTGAATATTAAATCTTTGCATTGCCTGATTAGCTTGTTGTTGCTGAAAAGCTTGTCCAAATTGCTGTTGCTGAAGACCTGAAGCCATTTGACCTAAATTTCCAATAGCTTGTTGCTGAGCTTGTTGAGCCATTTGCGCCTGTTGATCAGCATTTGTTGACATTTGATTGGATTCATTTTGAGCGGCAGCTAATTTTTGAGCCAAAGCAGAACCAGAATCACTTAATCCTTGTTGCTGCATTTGTTGCTGAATTGAAGCTAAACGGGCTTTAGTTTGATTTTGAGCCCCAAGTTGAGCTTGATTTAATTGCGCGCGGTCAGCTTGAGTAAATCCAGTGTTAGCTCTTTGTTGCATTTGTTGCAAAGCTTGATTCTGAGCTTGTTGATAAGCAGGACTAGTAGTAATAGCTGCTGGAAGTTGAGCAGTAATATTTGACTGCATTGCTGGAGTAAGAATTCCAGCTTGTGCATATTTTTGTAAAATTAAAGGAGCTGAAATATCAGGGGCTGCTTGGATTTCTTGAAGAATATTATTGGCCATTACGGCATCATTATGCGCATCTCCAGCCGCCGCATTTCCAGCGCCTGAAAGTCCTCCAATTATACTACCAATTGCTGAACCAATACCGGAAGCTGATGAATCTGCCATTTTTTATATACTCCTAAGAATTATTCCCGGTCACTCCTGCAATCCCTGGGTATGCAGAAGCTTGGGGTTGAATATTTATTGTTCCTAAATTACCAAATTGATTTTGAGCTTGCGCCTGAGCTGCTTGCATTGCAGCAGTTTGAGTTGCTAAATTATTTTTAGCCCAATTAATATTACTGTAAATATCTCCACCTGTAGCGGCTCCATTTGTTAATGCGGCAACTGCTGCATTTCTAGCGCCTAAATTTCCACCAGTAGGACTATTCCAAATACCTTCAATATTTTCAGCTTGATTATAAGAAGCCGTTGCTGGAGCTAAAAGTTGATTATAATTAGTACCCGTTGCATTTATTGCATTTTGAAGTCCAGATTGATCACCAATCATAGCTTGAGAGTTTTGAAATTGACTCGCTTGTCCTGGATTTTGGAAATTCTGAAAAGCAGTTTGTGCATTAGAAGGAGCATATTGCCCGGCTAAAGATTGAAGAGCTTGCATTTGAGCATATTGTTGAGCATTTGCTGTATTTGAAACATTTGCAGCTAATGGATTTTCTTTTAAAAATTGCGCGGCAGCAGAAGAACCAGCACCAGCTGCTCCATTACCATTTAAAACGTCATAAACATTTTCACCTTGAGTAAGTCCTAATAAATTTGCTTCGTCCTGGGTGACATTTCCAGACTGTAAATCTTTTAAGGCATTTTGATATTGAGTATTTCTTTGATTTTGAAGATTTGTTGCATTTTGTTGTAAAGTATTATTTTCATTTGTAACTGTAGAACCTAATTGATTCTGTAAAGCTGTGCCAAATTGTTGAGCCTGATTTGTTTGTTGTTGACCTTGGGCCGCAGCCCCCTGAACGGCACTGCCAACTTGTCCTTGTAAAGTTAAAGCATTTCTTTTTGCGGCTTGAAGACTGGGATCATTTGATTGTCCTAAAAGTAAAGAGTCAAGTCCAGCTTGACCTTGGGAATATTGCGGATTTGCAATCAATTGTCTAAGAAGTCCTTGTTGACCGCCAGCAGTCTGAAGTGCTTGTCCCATTTGTGCAACATTTGCTGCTTGATTTTGAAGTCCTGAAGCATTTGCTAATGCTGTAGGACCTTGATATTGGCCGCTTAAAAGACTTTGAAATTGCTGTCCTGCTTGAACATTTTGTGGATTATTTGTAACTCCGGCAATATTTGCATATTGAGTGGGATCATTTAAAACATTTTGAGCTAATTGCTGATTAACTTGAGTATTTGCCTGATTGGCCTGAGTTCCTTGTTGGAATTGATTCTGAGCATTTTTTAAATTAGATTGTGCTGAAGATTCAACATTTTGAATATTATTACCAATTGCAGAACCTAATTGATTCCCCTTATTGGCATTAACAATCGATTGAATATTAGTAAATCCAGAACCTTGTTGCTTATTAGGATTATAACCACCAGCGCCTTGTGACTGATTTCCGCCGCCTTGGCCAGCATTTTGACCCGTAGAATTTCCGGTGGCACCTGATTGAGATTGAGTGGGAGCTTGTCCGGCCTGATTAGCATTTGTAGTTCCGGAAGTCTGAGAACCCGCCTGATTGACGCTATTTGGCCCATTACCATTTTGGTTATTTTGATCATTTCCAAGATCGTCGGGAGTTATAACGCTAGCCATCTAAAATCCTATGAAAACCTTACTAATTAGTTGTTAAAATCACTACTTAAGCTAATTTTGCTGGAATGCTATTATTCGCAAAGAATATTGCTGCCCGGCTTGCAAACCAGTAACTGATTGAATATTAAAGATATTATTAGCTTGAACTCCTGAGACCATAACTCCACCACTGGGATAAGTTGCTGAATTTGTTCGATTTGTGGCCCGGCCAACTATTACAAAATCAACATTAGTTGTGGTATTTAATTTAAAAGCAGTGGCCTGAACTGGTTTTCCGGTAGAATCTACAGTCACTAAAACATCAGAAACTGTAGCTAAAAAATTATCCCGAATTGTAAGATTATTATTTAAAGCATTATAAAGAACACTAACTCCATTATTTAAAGATAAAGAAAGTTGTGCTACTAAACTTTGGAACTGTTTAGTATAATCTGTTGAAATTATTTGTTTCCAAGAAGGCAAGCGCATTATCTATAGACCCTTGAACTTTGTGTATTTTCGCCAACCACTACAACGCCTTGAAGTGACCATTTTTCACGCGCAACTTGAGAACCAAACTGTATGTTAAGAAATCTGCAGCGCTGAGCATTTCTAGGAACATAGGTTCTAAAAGGTGCTGAGTTTCCAGCTCCGCCAAAAAATCCGTAGCCAAATCCTGGGATATTAAATTGTCCATTAACTGGCGCAGGAAATCCCGTGTAACCAAAAATTCCATTCCCCGTTCCAAAAACAGGCACAGCAGTAAACGCCGGTAATAAATCACTAGCAAAACTAAGAACAGCTGAAGTAAAATCTTTTTGTTCAAAAAATAGCAAAGATTCTCTAAAATGTTTAAAACTAAGTGCATCTCCCATATCTTGCGGGGTGTACTGAATAAGTGTAGGAATCGCTTTAAAGATCGTAATAGGCCCTTGGATGAATGGTAAAGTGAGATTTAAGGTAATTGTCTTAGTTGCAAGGTTTACATTCGTTATAATGGCTTCCTGAAGCGTATTATAGGTAATTAATTGGTATCTCTTAAAAGCGGTACCTGGATCTTGATTTAAAGTATTTACAACTCCATTAAAACTAGCCTCAACATCTAAGAAATCTTCATTATTAACAATATAAACAATATTAGGAATCCATTCACCTTGAGTTCCAGCAACTGTCACATGAACGGGAACTGTAAAGGTATTAGGGGTTAAAACTGTTACGGTTTTTAATCCATCAATAGACGGTGTAGAATTTGATCCGCTGATTAAAATTTGCTGCCCAGAAATTAATCCATGACCCGGGGAAGTAATAACAGTAGGATTTGCTGCGGAAATTGCAGTAATTGCCATCATTCCATTTACTGAAACATTTACTGGAATTGAAAAAGTTGTCGAACTTATGACAGTAACCTGATAAACACCATCAATTGAAGGCGTGGAATTTGATCCAGTAATTGTAATACTTCGGCCAGTGGTAAGTCCATGGGGAACTGAGGTCGTTAAAACTGTAGGACTTGTGGGGGTAACATTTACTATTTCAAAAGTTCCATTAATCGCTTCATATTGAGTATAATCAGATCCAGGAAAAGCACCAGGCTGAGAAAGTCTACCGGGATCAGTTGCAATTTTTGCAATTAAAGCATCTAGTTTAAGCCGCGCATCATCACCTTCAACCATTGTTAAAATTGAGGAATAACTATGGGTGGCCCCTAAAGATCCAGCAGTTGTAACTCTAACGGGTATTGAAAAGGTATTAGCACTTAAAACTGTTACAACTTGAAGTCCATCGATAGAAGGTACTGAATTAGAACCCGTAATATCAATAATTTCACCAGTTGTAAATCCATGATTAATATTAGTAGTTATAATCGTAGGATTTGCTGCTGAAATATTTGTAATTTTAAGACTTAAAGCTGTATCTGAATCTAAAACTGATAATAATGAATTATAATTAAAAACAGTTAAAGTTTGATCCTGAGTAATTACATCTCCAACTGCAGCTTCTGTAATATTTTGAAGAATTATTTTATTTCCAATTAAATTAGTGGGAGTAATTTCTTGAATAAATTCACGATCTGCATAATCCGTTCGATCAAAATTTTTACGTTCTTGTTCTAAAAAATTTGTGTCCCCAGCGCCTAAATATTGTCTATCATCGGCAGCATTAATTACGCCGCAATTATCAGTTTTTGCAAAAGTTGTCCAAGTATTTGTTAAAGTAGAATACCTATAAGCAACTGTTGCATATACATCATCAAAAGCAGAAACCGTATAAGTAGTGTAAGAATTATCTGATTCATAACCTATGCCCCAAGTGGCGGATAAAAAGTTTGTGTATTGTGGAGTTGCTTTGGGAAGAATGTCAACGTCAATTGGTCGCGAAATAATATTTACGCCAGATTCAGAAGTTGAAGTAATTCCTTGAGTGGTCCATCCATAAATTAAATTATTAGAAACATCCAAAGAATCGGGCGCTAAAAGAATGCAACTTAAATCAAAAAGTGCTAAATTAAAAGGTGCAACTTCTCCAGAAATTCTATAAAGCCCGTCAGATTTATAAACAAATAAACTGTCGCGCAATGGAAAAATACGAAGAATCGGCTGATCTTGAGCGCCAACATCAATAAAATTCACTAATGGAACTGCTTCAGGCTGGAGAATTTTTGAATAATAGATTCTATTAGGTTTTGATAAATTTGTAGCGGTTAAAGTGTCAACTAAAGTGCTTAAAGCTCCAGTAGTCCCAGCAATGGTAACATTTACCGGAATAGAAAATGTAGTAGGACTAATGTAAGTAATATTGTATAAACCGTTAATAGACGGTGTAGAATTGGAGCCACTGATTACCACCTGTTCATTATTAGATAAATCATGGGGAGTGCTGGTAGTCACAACTGTTGGATTTGTAGCTGTATTTCCACTTATAAAAATCTGAGGACTAATATTTGGATTAAAACTAGCACCAACTGCATCACTACTTCCTAAAATAGAAAATGCTGGATCACCAATAGCTCGACCTTGAAGTTCAATTTGTCCGGGAACTGATTGAACATCGGATAAATTAAAAGCACTGACAATTCCATTTGGTTGAGAATTAATAACATTTATCAGACTCTGGGCCGTTTCATTTACAGCAACGGCGGGGCTAATAGAATTTGATAATAAAACTTGTTGCTGAGAAGCATTTTGTCCCGCACCTTGTTGGGTAACTAAAATTGAAAATCCTGAAGTGCCAGCAGTTGCATCAGTTGTAACGCCTTCACCAACTGTAGTGACTGTAATAACATTTGTTGAAACTGTAGAAGTAAAATCTAAAATTAAAGAATCAATTACATTGTTTGTTTTTTGAGCAACAGTATTAGCAGAATCACCTATATTAATATTTATAGCAATGCCAGTTTTTCCGGAAACCATTGGATCAGTTCCAGAACCACTAACTATATACCAAAAATAATATTGATTTAAATCATCGGCGGAATTTAAAGTAAAATATTTACCCGCTAATGACCCTGCAACATCTGCAACCGTTGTAATTTGAGTAATTTCTGGTTTTCCAACAACAAAGAAAAAAGTTTCGGTGGTAATTCCATTAGTAATGGTTATACTGGGATGACCACCACCATTAAATTCGGCAATCATTTGCGCAACACCTAATAAATTTAAACTTTGTGTAAAAAGTGTCGCGGTGTTGGCATAAAATACACAGTTTTTAAAAAGATTAATATCTAAAGCAAAGGGAGGAATATTATTAGCTTGTAAAATTCCTTCACCAGTAGTAGCATTTGTATAAAGAAATGCCCCGGCAAACTGCGGCGGGGTAATATCTAAAATGGTTATAGTTCCGGCTGCTATTTGAGCATCAGTAGGAAATCCCTCAAAAACTAATTGAAGTTCATCATTAGGAAAAACATCAGTCGCTAAAATTTGGGTTCCAGTGGCCTGAGCGATTGGTGATCTATAAATTTGATAAAAATCTGATGTTGTAACTCCAGGGGGTACTGTAAAAGTTACAAAGACATTAGCAGTAGTTGTAAGTTGAATTGGAGAAATAAATCGAGTTTGAGAATTAGAACTAATAATTGGAGGAGTTCCAGTATCAGGTTCTGATTGCAATTGTGTAATAATTGCTTGTAAATAAACTTGTAATGCAACTAATTCAGCATCCGTTGGGGGTAAATCAGGAACTCCAGGTTGGGCAATTGTTTCATAATTAAAATCATTAATAGTGGGATTTAAAAAAGTTACAGGACCGGTAGCAGTGGTATTAAAATTAATTCCAGCTTCAAAATGAAGAGTATCACCGACAACTGTAGCAGTTGCATTATTTGAAATTGTAATATTACCAATACCAATAGCAGTGACATAAGTTAAAGGAGGAATTGCCCCACCTGTATCGGTTACAATAGAACCAATTTGAATTCCAGAGCTTGAAGCTATTGAAGTTATAATATTGGCATCAACTCCCGGGACTGTAGTCATTACAGTAAATCCAGTTGTTCCAGCCACCGCATTAGTACTAGCTCCAACTTTTGAATTTGTAATGGTTACGGTATTTGTTCCAGCATTAGATGCAGTAAAATCACCATTAAATCCATTCATAGCAGAAGCAATGGCAGTTGCTACTTGAATTGCAGTAGCATTTGTTATAACATTTACTCTGATTCCAGTTCTATTGGGAATCATTGGATCAGTGCCGGTGTTATCAACATTTATCCAGACATAATAATCTGTGACATTATCAGCATTGCTATTCGTAAAATAAGTACCCGTTAAAGAACCCGAAGTATCAGCAATAGTTTGAACTGTAGTGACTTGTTGAGCACCAGTTGTAGTATTTCCAGTAGTAGAAAAAGCAGGAACAATGGTAGAAATTGTCTGACCAACTAATACACCAGAAGAATCAGGTACTGTATTTAAAGTTCCGGTAGCAGGAGTAAATCCTAATAAATTTATATGATCGCCCGAAATAAAATAATCTGCTGGATTTCCAGAAGAAAAACTAATAGTTGCAACTCCATTATTAATACTAATTCCATTTATTTGTAAAGGAGTGGTGGCAGCAGTATCAGCTAATTGAATGTCATGGTCTAATTTTTGCACTAAAACAATTAAATTATTCTGTAAATCTGTAGCAGAAGCTGATGCGGGTAAATTTAAAGTCGTGAAATAATTTCCATCATTTATAATGCTAGGATTTGCTGAATTATTAGAAATATTATCTAATTGAATTAAAAGATTATTAAAATCTAATAATTCTAAATCAATAAGAGGATTATAGATTACAGATCTAGCACTGGGGGTTCCTAAAATTTCATTTCCATTAGCATCATTAAATCCCCAAACTTGACGATAAGCAACTGCACTATCTTGAGGTAAGAAGTCTGATTCATTTCCTAAAGTTAAATCTAATCTTGTTGAAATATCTAGTGCTGGAATTCCCCCGGCGGGTGTAATAAAAGGACAAGCCGTTGTAAAGTCCGCAGCAGTTTTAGCTGAGATAACTTGAATTCCTTCTTTAGAAGTAAAGAAAAGATTTCCATTAGCTTCAATGTAACGAATTCTTCTTCCTGGAGCCGGTTCTAAAAAAGTTCCGCAAAATGTATCAAATATTGACTGTTTAAGAGCATTTAAAACTAAAGTATCCCATTGAAGTGAAGAATCAAAATGACGAATAATTCGACCTTTATAGGTCATCAATTGTTTTGCAACATCAGAACTTGTGCCGAAAGGAGTTCCATAAAGAGGATAACCACGTCGAGATTCGACAGTGGAGTCACGTTTAATAATTACATTACTTGCTTGTAAAAGTGAGCCAGGAGGAGTGACCTGAGGATCAAGAAAGTTAGGTGAGGTGTTTAGACCTATCGCCTTTAAAACTATATTATTTGCCATAAGTCATAACCTATTGAAATCATTATTATAAACGGCGGAAGCGTCCAAGTTGACCCTGATGTAGTAAAGAATGGCGACCTGAAACTTTTTGAACATTACCATCGTCGCGAGTGCTCATTAAATTTCCCTGACGTTGTTCAATTTCAGCAATCTTTTGATTAGAAGCTTGAAGTCCAGCTTGATCCCCCAGAGCCGCTAAGATTCGGGCCGAAGTCCGCTCAGCGAGTCCATTATGCAAATCTGGGGGAATTTGGGGAATAATGCATTCATTTGCTAAACAAATATAATCACCGGGAATTAAAGGTGAAAGCATATATTGAATTCCAACATTAGGAATCGTATTGACAGTTCCTGAAGGAATTAATAGTGAACTTTGGGGAATTGTAATAGTAGTTCCGCTAATTCCATTTGGAGGAATGATCACATCATATTTATAAGTTCTATGGCCCGGATTTGTTTGTAGAAAATCAATCATTGCACCTGGGGTAAATAACGAAGAAGTTTCATTAGTTTCCTGGTCAGTATAAGTCGTGGGTAAAGATTGAAAATTAATACCAATTGTTGCATTTGTAACTTGATTTACTGTAGAATAAGTCGAAGGGATTATAAATCCAGTAGTATTTGGGCACCCTAAAATTGTATAAATATTAGGAAATGAAACAGTCACAACATTTGAAAGTGCAATGGCAGTATCTGGCAATCCTAATGAATTAATTGAAGTCGCTAAATTTGCAGCCGTTAAAGTTCCAGTGGCCGCGATTTGAAACTGATTTAAACAAGTAAAAGTTCCAGTGGTTCCAGAAGTTGCAATTTCAACGGGAATTGTGAAAGTTGTAGGACTTAAAACTGTAACAATTTGATTTCCATCAATACTGGGATTGCAATCAGATCCAGAAATTACTACTGTTTGGAAATCTGATAATTGATGTGGTGCAGAAGTTGTAACTAAAGTTGAGGTTGTGCTATTAAAAGCAATAGCACTAATTGTTCCACCTAAAGTATCCACTGCAGTAAAAGGAATATTTACAACTCCAGGACCAGCCGCATTTGCATCAACTCCCAAAGTCACAATATCTAAAGGATTAATTAAAGAATTATTAAGTGTAATTGTTTGAAAGAAATTATTAATTACAGCGGCGCGATCATTTTTTACCAATTGATTCGGGCGCAAATAATAAACTAAAATTAAATTACCGGTAGGGTTAGAAATTAATCCTGGGGTAAGAACTATTGAATTTCCTTCAATGAAAAATTTATGAATTGCCTGATTTGTTCCAATATTTCTTTGATAAAATGCCCGGTCTTCTTCCGCCACTTGAGTCATTTCAAACATATTACCAGAAGTATCTTGCCAAAAAACTGAACGTAATTTTTGACCAATCGCGCGGGAAGGAATTGAATAATTGCTGACATTTGTTAAAAGAGGAATTGTATTATAACTTACAAAATATTCGGAATGGAATTGGATCACCGAAGGGACTTGAGAAATGAACATCTCTTCGTTTGCGAAAGAAAGCACGTCCAAAGCAGTGAATGTGTTTTGTGATAAAGGAAATGAAATCTTCCGCTGAACGGAATTAATTATATCCTGGGATGTATAAAAGGGATTAGTGGTAGGGGGAGTAAACGTAAAAGCCATTTATTTTATCCTTAAATTCTTAAATTAAACGGAGGACAAAATTAGCTTATTGCTTCTCCATTTGTTTTTTCATGCGAAGTAAATGCTGAAGATGTTCTTCAACTTCTTGAATACTCATTCCTTTATACATCGGAGGAGCATCATCGCCCATATCGCCTTCAGTTTCTTCTCTTTCTTCATCAGCAGATTCAGCAGCTTCTTCTAGAGGAGATTCAACTTTTCCACCGGAAGCATAACCATGTTCAGATTCATCAGAATCTTCATGTTCTTTTCCGTAATCTTCACCTTCACCGGAATAAGTCACATCAGAAGCATCAGCTTCATTGGGGCCAATTTCGCCGCCTTTAAAATAACCAGGGCCCATTTTAGCATCAGAAGATCCATCATATTCAACATGTTCAGGTTCATCAGGATCTTGGGGACTTTGTTTATCAGTCATGGGCATTCCAGTGGAATATGCTTCATTAGGATTTGGAGCCATGAAACCATCATCATGAGGAGTTCCCTCATAAGTAGCATGTTCAGTTTCATTAGGATCGGTATTCATTGAAATACCGCCTTCTGACATCATTTGATCATCATCAGATTGACCAGCAATTTGTTTAGCTTTATCAAGTCCAGCAGAAAGTCCTTCAGGGGAATTGGACATTACTGAAACTTTTTTCATTCCAGCGGGGCTAGAAGCCATTTTATCTGACATTGCATCAGAAAGAGAATCCTTCAAATCTTTAAGAACACCCATTTTGGCGTGTTTTTCAGAAGGTTTCATGTCCCGCTTTTTAGCTAGCATTTCATGGAATTTATTCATTTTAATAATTCCTTATTTAGTATAAGTATTTTGAGTAGAACCCGTACCAGAAGTTGTAATCGTAGGCGCGGTATCCCTTACGGTAACCTGCACATTACATTGCAAAGTTCCAGCTTCAAGGGCGCTTAAATAAAATTTGCAACCTTCAAGGGTTTCATTAGTTTTAGTTGGAAATTGAGCTTTTCCATTCAAATCACCAATTGTTTGATCTGGAATAGTCATAACTACGCAAAGAACTGCCATGGGATCTCCTTAAATTAATTCAATATAAGTTGTTAAATCATTCATTTTATTTACTTTTTAAATGGTCCACTTTTTAAACTATTGCGCATTTTACCAAATTTAGGCAATTTTGGAGCACCACCAAGTCCTGGAACATTAGGATTTCCCATAGGTTGCGCTTGAGGCGTTGGAGGAATTAATCTAGGTGCGGCAGGTTGAGGCATATGAGTCATTGCCATAGGATTTGGGGGCATCGGAAGTTTCATTATAGGATTAACGCTTGGTGGGGCCATTGGGGGCTTTAAACCACCAGCCATAGGTGCGACCATGGATCCAGCAACCGGCGGAAGCCCTTTAGTTTTATCACCCTGAAGGGCATGCAAGTAGTTTAATTGTTTATTGTTTCCTTTTGGAAATGGCATTTATTTTTCTCCTTTAAGGGCTTTTTTAGTTTTTGAAAACTTAACTTTTTTTGGTAAATGAAGTCCCTTTGAAGCCTGATCAAATTCTTTTACTTCAGAAGGTGTAATTCCCGCCTTTTTAGCACCAGGGCTATGAAAAAATCTTTCTTGCTGTAAACTTTTATATGGCATAAATTATTCCTTAAATTGGATATTCATAATTAACTTGTAATATGTCACCAGTGTTTACAATTGCAGTTCCTGTTTGTTTTACAAAATTTGAAGTAGTGGCCATAAAATATAATTTTGTATTATCAGAACCATCATAAAAAATATAACCATTGTCATTTCCACCAGTGTCAACTCCAACATATGTACCAACTATTACCTGAGCAGAGCCCCAAACGGTTGTGTTAATATTTGTTGCTAATGAAATAGATGCAACTGCAGCAACTGGGGTACCAATTGCAACTGAACCTCTAGCTCTATAAACACCACTAGCAATATGTCTACCAACAGAAATAGTAACTGTTCCAAAATTATTGTATGTATCAGAAGCTGATGCCCAACTAGTTCCCGATGGAGAAGATTGCCATGAAGGAGCAGAAGTTCCACCATTAGAAGTTAAAACTTGTCCGGAGGAACCATTTGCTAGTCTTGTACCAGCTCCAGAAGCTCCACCATAAATAATGTCTCCACCCGTTGTCATGGGAGAAAGATTATTAAAACTTGTGGATTTAGAACTTACATCAGATAAATTATTAGCTTTTAATAAATAATCTGCTGGATTTCTTGCAAATTGGGTAAAAGTTAAAGGATCAGTTCCAACTGTATTTACTAAAGAAGTAATAACCCATTGAGTTGTGCCGTTTACGGTTCCATTAATAACAGGAATTGCACCAGTATTATTAATGTCAGAAGGACTATCATAGTCAAGGGCTCGAGTTAAAATTATTGGTAAAGCAAGTGCTTGAACTTGGGTGATATAATAAATTCCATTAAAAGCACCTGAAGGACTTTGTGTATCATTTTTAACTAAAAGTCTTTGACCTAAAGCTGTAAAAGTAAAACCATCAACTGTTAAAGGAGTATTAGTTGAATTTGATGTTAAAGTTGCGCCAATTCCACTCACGCCATTATTATAAGTGAATCCAGAAGTATCAGAAGCCGCAGTAGTGGCTGCCTGAACTGCAACGGCGGGATTAATTCCAGCAACTGCATTATCAACGTAATGTTTAGTCGCGGCATCTTGTGCCGCAGATGGATCTGTCACGTTATTAATTAAATGGGAATTCATATTAAGGGCTTGAGATTGAGCCCCGATTGAAGTCAAACTAGATGTAACTACTGTTGAATTTAAAGTTGTACCAGTTAAAGTTCCAGCAGCGGCAGTAACGGTAATAGCAGCAGATCCATCAAAGTTAACTCCATTAATAGCACGAGGAGTTGTAAGAGTTGCAGCAGATCCTGTTGTATTTTGGTTTAAAGTCGGCACATCACCAGCCGCAATAGTTCCCCAAGAAGGTGCTGCAGAAATTGTACCAGTTCCAGTTTGAACTAAAAAATTCTTTGTTGCGGTAGTATTTCCTGCTAAACGAACTGCAGTGGGTGTAGCATCTTCATAAATTATATCACCCAATGTTGTCATTGGATTTGTAAAACCAGCGGTTCCATTTGAAGCAGCGGTGATTAATCCTTTAGCATTTACTGTAATATTAGCATTTGTAAAAGAACCAACATTTGAATTTACAGTCGCAAGAGTTGTCACCAAAGACCCAGCGGTTGTAGTAATATCTCCAGTTAAAGCTGGAAATTGCCCCGCAGCTAAAGTGCCCGTTAATTGAGTTGCGGGCAAACTTAAAGAAGAAAGAGTTGTAAGTGTAGAATTAGAACTAGCAGTTATGTTTGTCGCAGTTCCAGTAATTGATCCAGAAGGAATAACATAATCAGTTCCAGCACTGGCCGCTGAAATTGCCGTTCCATTACCTTTTAAAATACCCGTAATAGTAGTGCTAACAGTTATGGCAGGGGTTGTAGTAGAAGTTGCAACAGTTCCAGTAAATCCATTAGCAGAAACTACTGATACTGAGGTGACAGTTCCACCACTACTATGAGTATCAACATAATTCTTTGTAGCAGCATCTTGAGCAGAAACTGGATCTGTAACGTTTGAAATTAAAGTAGAATTAACATCTATTAAGGACCCATTAATATTAATAATACCACGTATGCCAGCAGCAGTTCCCGTTTGAAGGTTAATATCTCCCGAATTACCTGTATTAGCATTTCCAGTTTCAAATCTAAGAGATCCAGTACTAGAAAAGTTTTTAGTAAATATTCCTAAATCAACTGCTGTATGGGTAGCTTGATAAGCCGTTCCTACACTCATACCAGATGGTGTGGTTCCGCCGACACCTATTTGTCCTAAATCAAAAGATGAATTAGCAAATATTACTTGAGTACCAACAATATTATTAAAAGAATTACCTATTTGACCTAAATCATATGTTTGTGGCGCAGCTGCTAAAATATTTTGATTTATCGCTGTGGGACTTGTTAAATTACTTAATGTAGTATTAGCACCGGTTATAGTATTATCTACATAATTTTTAGTGGCGGCATCTTGGGGATTTGTAGGATCAGTAACGTTATTTATTTGTTTGTTATTTACATTTAAATTTCCACCAGAAAAATCTAATAATACAGTTCCGCCGCCATTTTTTAATTGACGGTTTTCTAAATCAATTACAGTTGTTCCATCATTTCCTGAAATAGTACTTATTGCAGCACTGAGCCATGCAAGTCCAGTACTTCCTAAAGTTAAAGTATCATTTCCACTAGGAAGAAGTGATTGATTTATAGAAGTAGTTACTAAATTATTTAAAGAAGTGGTTGCATAAGTTCCAGATAAAGATGGAATATCTGCAGCAACTAAAGATCTAAAAGTAGGCGCGCCCGAGGAACCATTTGGTGCAGCAAAAATTGTATTAGCCGTTTGTGAAGCAAAACTACCCGTCAAAGTTCCAGAAGTTGTAACGGGACTTCCTGAAACAGTGAAAACAGATCCAGGTAATGAAAGTCCAACAGAAGTGACAGTTCCTCCGCCACCGCCACCACCTGAAGATTGCCCGACTAATAAACCATTAAAAATTAACGGTTGAAAACCCATTTTATGCAGTCCTCGTGGCAGTTTTCATTGTTGATCTTGTACCATCAGTATAAATAATTACAAACGTATAAAGTGGAAATGCACCAGATTGTTCAGAAAAAACATAAGTTTCTGTATCATTTGCAATAGTTGTTGTAGAAATTGTTAAAGTAACTTGTCTTCCAACTAATCCAACTAAAAATCCATTAACTGTTTTTGTAGCATCAACATCATTAAATTCATACTGCGCTGTTTCGCCGGGATCTGTAGATGACATTGGTTTTGCTGAACGATTACTCATTTAATTATCCAATCTTTGTAATTTTAACTTGTGTATAGATTTCATTTACACCAAATCCAACTTGATGTCCAAATCCATTAGAACTTTGTGTAGTATTAACTTGATGTTGGATTTGAAAAGATGCAGTACCTACTAAAACCAATGATCCCTTTAGTTGAGATCTACTTTGATTTATAGATGCAGCATTAATGGTTATTTCAGATGTACCAATAATTGCATCAGAACTTGACGTGGTATTAAATAATTTAATTTGATGCTGAAAAACTCCATATGCAGGTGCAGAAGCTTCAATATCATATGTACCAGCTGTTAATGTAAAATTATTAGTTCCATTATTTGTAATCCAACCAGGAGAATTTGCAGTTGTAAGAGTGTTTAAATCTCTAACTTGCCAAGATCCAGATGTAGCGGTTCCTCCATTTGTTCCAGAAGATTTTTGATCAGAAACATAAGCAATTTGAGGATTACTCGAACTTCCAGTATTTGTAATTGTAGTAGTTCCGCCAGAAGATGAAACATTAATTCCAGTTCCAGCCGCGATAACTTGGGCTGCAGTGCTATCACCATTAATCGAGGTAATTCCACCACCGCCACCGGAAGCCGTTTGAATTTGAGTAACAGTCCATTCAATTGAAGGAGCAAAGCTATCAGATCCCATATATCCATGACCTGTTGATGCGGCCATTTTAATCTTTACTGTTACGGGGGAAGTAGTGCCCGGTACATAAATACCATTAAAATAATAATTTTTATATTTAATTGTTGATGCTGCAGATCCAACAACATCACTTCCAGTCATCTGGATAACAGTTGTTCCATCCGTTAATTGAAAATCAACGCTAGCCCCTCCCGTTGAATTGTTACCTTGAAAACCCGCAGTAATAATGTATGCTGCAGTTGAAGATGCTGGAGTAAATGTAATACCGGGTAAATTTGAAGCTGCTGCAGTTACTGTTAATCCACTAGCTTGTCTTTGAGTTAAGGTATTAAGGCCGGTATTAGAAGGATCAGCAAAAGATGATGATGTAGTATCCCAAACTGTAGCTGCGGGCATATAACCAGAATAATAAACAGGACTAGGAGGACTTACCCAAGCCGGAATTCCAGCAACTACTTCTAAAACTTGTCCAGAAGAACCAACCCCAAGTCTTGTAGGAGTTCCTAAATTATCTGAAGAATAAATTATATCTCCAGTGGAGGTCATTGGGTTTGTAAGGGCCGTAAAAGTTCCCCAGGTAGGAATGCCACCTGAGACCTTTAAAATCGTGTTATTGGCGCCAATAGGAAGTCTAGAAGCTACTCCAGGAGCAGATTCATACTCCATATCTCCAGTAGTTGTCATAGGGCTTAAATTATTATAGGCGGCGGGGGCTGAAGTGGCATTAGTTCCGCCATTTGCAATAGGAAGGGGTGTACCACTATAGGATAATGTTAAAGTCCCGGAAGTTGTTACTGGTGAGCCTGAAACAGTAAAAATTGAAGGTGCGGCTAAAGCAACAGAAGTAACAGTACCTGTTGCGGTTGATAAATTATAATATCCTAAAGTACTGGAACCATTAGTACCATAATATTGATTAGCAGTCGGACTAGCCACATCACCTTTTAAAGTAATGGTCCCAGAGGTATTTAAAATTGAATCAGCAAAAGTAAGCGAACTTTGTTTTCCATTTAATTGAGTTTGAATGGAGCTTGTGACTCCAGAAACATAGCCTAATTCAGTATTAGTAACGGTGGAGGCTTCTAAATCGCCCGTTGATGAATTAAACTGTGCAGCGCGATTGACAGTTCCAACAATATGATTGGAGCCCACTGGAATTGTTTTATTTGTAAGAGTTTGAGGACCTGAAAGACTTGTAAAATTTACTGGGCCGCCAGCTTGAAAAAAATTAAATTGACCTGAAGTTGTATCATAATCAATATCACCAACTGAAGCAACTAAAGTGGTAGCATTAGGAACTAAATTTGTTCCGTATTTATTTTTCTTAAAATTTGCATCTGAAGACATTGATATCCTTAACTATTTAGAACTGCAAGTGCTCTGAAATTTATCGTTCCCTGATGGCCAGTTCCAGAAATTGAGGTTGTAGAAAATTGAAGTTGACCAACATCTGAAACAGTAAAAGTAATATCAGCACCGCTTGAGCTAGAACTTGCGAATTCATCAGTAATTTGCCATAAATTCCCAGGACTCTGAGTAGGATCATAATTTAGAATTAAAATACCAGATTGACTGACTTTTGTGGAATTTGTAGATCTTTGCACGCCGTAAAAAATGATACTTCCTTGAACCGCTGAAACTGGAAATTCTAAATTAGGAATAGGTACATTTGTATTAACATTTGAAGTCATTACAAAATTTTGGGGAGGAATATCAAAAGGCCCAGCAGAAATTGTGAGAGCTTCTGCAATTAATTCAATAGCTTGAATTATTGAACTCGACCAGTTTGGCGACGTTCCACTATCGGGCACCGATACATTGATTCCGTTTATATTGATTATAGGCATTTAAATCCTTGCAAGAAGATTACAAGGATAGTTGTTAAATGAGATAAATACAGGAAAGGCTTAGATTTTTACTTTTTTATCTTCTTGATTTTGCGCGGTTTTTTTAAATATTGTATTACATTCAAATATCGATAAGGAATGGTATTTAAATGAATATAAGTCAAACAATATTCTTCAAATTTACTATCTTCATTTATACATACCCAATTTTTACCATCATTACTACCAATAATTTGAACTTGAGGTCGAAACTTCTTCATTTTAATAAAGTTCCTACAAAATAAATCCCAAACATGCACATTAAAACTGTTGGAGTCATTGTTAAAATTGCCATAACGTTCCAAATCATTTAAATCCTCCAACATAATTACGAAATACTAATTCATCATTAAATACTTTATATTCTTTTATCGAAAACCCTTTTTTATAATGCTCCAAATAAAATTTAATAGCTTTTAAATGATCATAATCCTTATAGAAATCATCTACAATTAAACCGATGCATTTATTATCTTCAATCCCATTATCATCACAAAGAAGCATTCCGATTATTCGAACTTTTACCTCGCTCAAAGGAATTAAGGGCTCAAAACTAATGACAAATACATCTAGATCATCCCCGTCAGCTTGAATTGGAAGATCTTTGATAAATCCATAATTTTGAGGGCAAGGGATCGGAAGAACCCTATCTAGCATTAAAACACCGGTTTCTTTATTTTTTTCAGATTTAAGGTAAGATCCTTTTCCAATTTCTATAACCGCAGTAAATTCCATTAATCCTCCAAATCGTTCTGAAAGAAACTGTCATAATAAAAACTGACTGCTAAAAGATAAGTTCCAATAAAAAGTGCGAATTCCATTATAATTTATCTCCAATTTTTTTCATTTTGATTAATGCTGAATTTGCTTCACTTTGTACATCATCAACATGCATTGGTCCAAATGTTATTTTATTTAAAGATTCAATGGCAATATCTAAACATTTAAATAAATCATCTAATTCATGCCGCGCTCTTAGAATAAATTCACCATCGTCGCAATGCCATTGATGAACACCTCTAGAAGTACCCCAATGTTTACTTAAACTAGCTCTTGGCGGTACAATATCTGTATTAAATGGATAATTCGATGTGCCCTTCCAATCTTTTTTAGGTGCTGATTTTTCTAAGGATTCTCTAAGTTTTTTAAACATTATAATTTCCTCAAAATTACTTCGTAAATTGGTTTTTTCAATTTTAACATATTATCTTTCATATTACTAGAACCTTTAGATTTTCCATCCCAAATTAAAAGTAAGGCATCTGAATAATCTGCCATTTCTTTATTTCTTCTGGGACCAGCTGCTTTTCCGTGTTCATTCCAATCTGCGGGGAAATACTTTACTGATAGGGCCATATGAGAAGCATAATAATCTCCTTCAGTATCAACACCTTCAGCTCCACCACAAATGACTTCAGTAATAAGTTTATTAATTCCAAATAATACTAATGATGAATGTATTAGTTCAAAAGTTGGATATAAGTCTCTAGATCCAGCAATGATTATTTTCATAAAACTCCTTGTATATTCAGAAATTATAAGTTACTATCAAACAATTGTAAAGGAGAATTTAATGAAATCTGGATGGAAAATAGAATTTCTAGATAATATTGAAAGAATAGATAAATGGAGGGAGACTGCTTATTGGGCCATTGGCATTATTGAAAACTATGAATCAGCGTTAGAAACAATTTCTTATATGGGTCCAGATGAAGCGGAAACTGAAGCAAAAATTGTAGCAAAAGAAGCTTTGGAGAAAAATAATGCCTGAACTAATTTTAATGGTCGGCCCCGCAGGTTCTGGAAAATCCACATTAAGCCGCACGTTTGGATCTAAATACGTAAGAATTAATCAAGATGAACTTGGAAAAGAAGGCCATAAAGAACAATTTAATCTTTCATTGCATGCTGGACATAATATAATTATTGATCGAATGTCATTTTCCAAAGAACAACGAGCCCGTTATCTCGAGCCCGCAAAAAAAGCGGGCTATAAGTGCTACATTAAAGTGCTACATGAAAACTTCGATACATGCTTGGAAAGAATGAAGAAAAGAGAATTTCACCCTACTATAAAAGATGAAAAAACTGCTAAAAAGGTTTTAAACTTCTTTTTTTCAAAATATGAACGTCCAACTCCAGATGAAGCTGATGAAATTGAATTTCGATATCCTGAAGGCGAAAAACCACTTGCTGTCATTTGCGATTTGGATGGAACTTTGTGTGATATTGATCATAGACTTCATTTTATTCATCCGCCCGAAGGAGTTAAAAAAGATTGGAAAAGTTTTTCTGAATCTTTAAGAACCGACGGTATAAATCAATGGTGTAGAGAAATTTTATGGAATTTTGAAGATAAAGGAAAAAATATTGTATTATGTTCAGGAAGGTCTGATAATTATAAAGATTTAACTATTGATTGGTTAAATAATAATCATATTTATTATACTAATCTTTTCATGCGACACCGAGATGATTATAGGAAAGATGACATTGTAAAAGAAGTGATTTTAGATTTTGAAATTCTAACTCGTTATAGGCCGTATTTTTTTATAGATGATAGAAAATCAGTGGTGGACATGTGGCGTAAAAGAGGATATACTTGTCTTCAATGTGCAGATGGGAACTTTTAAATGATTAAAATTCAAACATTAGATTTAATTGAAAATAAAGAACATATTGTAAAATCTACAATTTTTCCCGATGGAACTTCACAAGTTTGGAAATTACCAGAAGAAATTATTAATTCATTAAATTTAAAAATAACTTGGAATTTCGAAGCTGAAAGAGAATTAATTGATCTTAGAAGTTTACGAGCATTAACTTTAAAAAATTCTCATGTTCATTGCCATATTCCATACTTACCTTATGCCCGGCAAGATAAAAATGTAACAAATAATACAAGCTTTAATTTAGATATTTTTGCTGAAATTTTAAATCTATGTCAATTTAATCTTATAACCGCAGTTGATGTTCATAATAAAGAACAAACTTATAAACTTATTAAAAATTTTCAAAATATCCCAGTAACTGAACAAATTAATAAGTTAGCTGATGAATACGATGTTGTGTTATTTCCAGATAAAGGAGCAACTGAAAGATATAATGCTAAGATCACAAATTCAAAACAGTTTACTTGTGTTAAAGAAAGAGACCAAACAACTGGTCAAATTTTAAATCATAAATGCCCAGAATTAGCATATCCAATGGTTAATTCAGTTTTAATTGTGGATGATATTTGTGATGGCGGCGCAACTTTTATAAGTGTTGCTAAAATGTTAAAAGCCCAAAAAGATTTTAAAATAGGATTATTTGTAACTCATGGAATTTTTAGCAAAGGAAAACAAGTTTTACTTGACGCCGGCATTCAAAACATATACTGTACTAATAGTCTGCTAAAAAATGAAGATGGATTTAAAGTATGAAAACACAAAAAGACCTTATTGATTTTTTTAATGGAGTAGATACAAAAAACTCATCAATTACTCCTGAACAAAAGGCATTCCTCCAATCTATAGGTAGATATCATCCATCTATTACTCAACAAGAAATGAATGAAATTACTAATGCGTTTTCTGGGAATTTAGCAGGTCATGATGTTAGAATTGGATATTATGGAGGAATGGCAAGTATGGCTAATTCTAAGCAATTACCTAGGGTTCAAGCCGCAACTCCTTTAAAATCAGGTATTAAATACGTAAAAATGTCACTTTTTGATGCACCTAATGGATCAGTTCTAGTGCATGCTTGTAATGCCCAAGGTGTTTGGGGATCTGGAATTGCTAAAGAATTTAAATCAGTATTTCCAAAAGCTTTTGATGAATACAATAATTATTGTAATATGAATTTACCATATCATTCAGTTGGCACAACTTTAATTACAAAGCCTGAAAATTCATACCGAGTTGGATGTTTAATCACTTCTTCTGATTTCGGTGCCCGATTAAATGCAGAACAATTAATTCTAACGCATACTAAACACGCACTAGATAAATTAGGTGAAATGTGTAATGATAATACAATTTACTCAAATAAATTTAATAGTGGATTTTTTAAAGTTCCTTGGGAAAAAACTGAGAAACTTATTAATGATTTTGTTAAAAAATATAACCGAGTATGGGTCATTTGTGATCCAGACTTACAGGAGAAAAAATAAATGCTTTTATTTGCAATTTTAGGATTAGCCGGACTATTAACAATAACAATGTTATCCACATTGTTTCTAAGAAAAGTGGTTCCAACAAATGAAGTACATATTGTCCAATCAGCTAAGAAAACGACTTCTTACGGAAAAGATACTGGAAATGGAAATACTTATTATGAATGGCCAATTTGGTTGCCATTTTTAGGTGTTAGAAAATCTCAAATGCCAACAAGCGTTTTTAATTTAAATATTAAAGATTACGAAGCTTATGATAAAGGTAGATTGCCATTTGTTGTAGATGTGATGGCATTTTTTAGAATCGATGATTCAAATGTTGCAGCTTCAAGAGTTGCTAGTTTTCAAGAACTTGATGCACAACTTCAAGCAATTGTTAAAGGATCTATTAGAACAATTTTAGCAAATAATGATATTGAAACTATTTTGGCCAGCCGCGCAGTGTTTGGCGAACAGTTTACCGAGGAAGTTAAAGAACAACTTAAACACTGGGGGGTTTGTGCAGTAAAAAATATTGAATTAATGGATATTCGAGATCATCAAACGAGCCAAGTTATTCATAACATTATGGAAAAAAAGAAATCTCATATTGAAATGGAATCTCGTACAGAGGTTGCCAAGAATATGAAATTAGCACAAACTGCTGAAATTGAGGCTAAACGAGAAGTAGATCTTAGCCAGCAAGAAGCCCAGCAAACTGTAGGTTTAAGAATGGTTGATACTCAAAGAGAAGTTGAACTTTCAAAACAAGCATCATTACAAGCTGTTAAAGAACAGGAACGTCTTACTAAAGAAAAAGAAATGAATGTTGTAAGAGTTGAGCATGTAAAAACTGCTGAAATCAATCGGGACATGGCGGTAGTCCAAGCAGATCAATCTAAACAAACAACAATTTTGGCCGCCGAGGGAGAAAAACAAAAAACAGTTTTGACCGCTGAAGGTCAACTTGAATCACAAAAACGAAACGCTGAAGGTATTACATTAACCGGTCAAGCTAAAGCAAATGCAGAAAAAGCAATGCAATTAGCTCCTGTAGAAGCTCAAGTTGTTTTGGCGAAAGAAATTGGTCAAAATGAATCATACCAAAAGTATTTGATTACAATTAAACAAGTTGAAGCTCAGCAAGCAATTGGTGTGGAACAAGCTAAAGCGCTTGATAAAGCAGAAATTAAAGTAATTGCAAATACTGGATCTAATATTAGTTCTGGATTAAATAATGTAATGGATCTATTTTCAGCTAAAGGTGGCCAACAAATTGGTGCAGCACTTGAATCTTTAGCAAATACTGATACTGGTAAAGCATTGATTGAAAAAGTTGTAACACCTAAAAAACCAGCCAATGGTAGTGCTAATTTGTGAGAAATAAACAAATTTTAGAAATGTCTACAAATGGAGAAAAAATGAATTATAATCCAATGCTACTTTGTGATTTTTATAAAATTAGTCACCGGGCAATGTATCCAGAAGGAACTGAAACCGTCTATTCAACTTGGACACCCAGGGCTTCAAGAATGAAAGGTGTAAATGAAGTTGTAAACTTTGGTCTTCAAAAATTTGTTAAAGAATATTTGATTTCTTATTTTAATAAAAACTTTTTTAATAAAAGTAAGAAATATCTTGTAGATGATTATAAGAGAATTATTAAAGGAACATTGGGAGTTGAAAATCCTGATACTCAACATATTGAAGATCTTCGAGATTTAGGATATTTACCACTTTCAATTAAAGCTCTTCCAGAAGGAACTAAAGTTCCGCTTCGAACTCCAGTGATGACAATTCAAAATACCAACCCTAAATTCTTCTGGCTTACTAATTTCATTGAATCTTTAGCGAGTTCTGAACTTTGGCAAGCATCAACTTCTGCAACAATTGCCCATGAATATCGTAAAATTCTTGATAAATATGCAATGGAAACTGTAGGAAATACAGATTTCGTTCAATTCCAAGGCCACGATTTTTCATTTCGCGGAATGAGCAGTCTTGAATCTGCAGTAAATTCAGGCCTGGGTCATCTTCTTTCTTTTGTAGGAACTGACACAATTCCAGCAATTCAAGGGGCCGAGCACTTTTATAATGCAAATGTTGAAAAAGAACTAGTGGGGACTTCAATTCCAGCCACTGAACATTCAATCCAATGCACTTATCAAGATGATATGAAATATCTAGAAACCATGCTTACAAAAGTTCATCCTAATGGTTTTGTTTCCATTGTAAGTGATGGTTATGACTTTTGGAATGTTATTGGAAATGTTTTACCAGCTTTTAAAGATAAGATAATGGCGCGCAGTGGTGGCCCGATCGGGGACCGAGTAGTAATTCGTCCTGACTCGGGAGATCCTGTTAAAATCGTTTGTGGTGACCCTAGCGCCTCGCCAGACAGTTTAGAACATAAAGGTGCGGTGGAGGCATTATATGATATTTTCGGTGGATCAATTACAACTAATGGTTATAAGTTGCTTGATTCCCATATTGGTCTTATCTATGGCGATGCTATTACGCTGGAACGATGCAAAGAGATTTGCGGACGACTTAAGTCTAAGGGTTTTGCGAGCATTAACTGTGTTTATGGGATTGGTTCTTTTACTTATCAGTACAATACTCGTGATACATTTGGTTACGCATTAAAATCCACACTTGCAGTAATTAATGGTGATGAAAAGATGATTTTTAAGGACCCAAAAACTGATGATGGAACTAAAAAGAGCCAAAAAGGACGAGTTGCAGTTTTTAAAAATGAAAATAATGTTATTGAATGGGAAGATAATTTATGGCTAAATGGACCTAATTCAAGATTAACTGGTAACCTTCTACAAGAAGTTTTTCGAGATGGAAAATTATTGGTGGATGAGAATTTTAGCACGATTAGAGATAGGTTGAAGAATAGTTAATTTATAATCTTAAGGAGATTAAAATGTTTGGAATGAATAAAGCCGCGAAAGTTAAAATCGACCGATCAACGGAACAAGTTTTGGAATTGGAAGCCCAAAAGAAACGTTTAGAAATGGAACGTGATCAAATTCAAATTGAACTTCAAAATCAAAAGAAGCGAGAAGGAATGAAACTTGAAGAAGAAGCTCATAAACAAAAGCTTAAACTTCAAGAAGAAACCGCAGTATTTAATCGTGAAAAGTTGATTTGGGAAAAAGAAAAACAAGAACTTATTGACCGCGCGGCTCGTGAACGTAAAGAATTTGAAGAAACCCATAAACGTGAATCTGAACTTAAAACTCAAGAAGCTGTAACTCTTACAAAACTTGAAGCTCAGCAAAAAATTAAACAAGCTGAAATTGATAAAGCTCGCGAAGTAAATGAAGTGAGAACTAAAGCTGCTGAAGAACTTTCTGCAACTAAATCAAGTTTAGCCGAAGATTATTATAATAAACTAACTGCCGCTTTTCAAGATATTCAAATGAATGGCGATAAAAATAGTAAGTTTGTTCAAGAATTAGCTTTAAAAGTTTTTGATCGAGTTCCAAGTTCTGATGTGAGAGTCGATGTAAATCAACCTAAACTTGTGCAAGGATCTAGTAATTAATGTCTGTAATGCAAAATTTAGGCGTAAACCAACAACATTATTATAGTCAGGGTGATCAATTAGGACGATGCCCTCAATGTTATGGAACTACGGTTCAAAATATTGGCACATTAAATGTAAATGGGACTGTGCAAGATGTAAATAATTGTACAAGTTGTAATAGAATTTTCACTGGAACAAATGGTGGAATTCAATCTTTAGTGCAAGAAGCGCAAAAACTCTATAATACTCAAAATGTTGGATTTCAATCTCAAATGGCAATGGGTCAAAATTTAGGACAAGCTGGAATGCAATACCAACCGCCAGATAATAGTTATAAATTTGACCAAATGAATACTAATTTACAGCTACTTTTAAATCAAATATCAACTTTAACTCAAGAAATCTTAAGGATTGCAAATCAAAACCAGGACCTAATGACAAAATTAGCAACTGATCCACTTGTAAATATTAGGAAAAGAGTTTCAGACTTTAATCTTGAATGAATAAAATAAACATTTATACAGCAGCAGGAGGCATGGAAATCTGTTATCTAATGGATCTCCCAGATAAAATCGCCCGAAATAAAATCCAAAATGGTCGATTAATAGTTCCAAGTATTAAAAAATCAAATGCTGGGGTATTATATAATGAAAATCCATGGGAAATTATAAGTCAACAAATTACCCAAGCCGAATATAAATTAAATGAATTTTATAGACAGAATGCTATGGAACAAGTTGATTATAAACGACATTATCTGGAAGACCAACCCATTTATAAGGCTGAAAAAAACCAGATTCTTTTAGAATTTAAAACGATGCTCGCCAAAAAAACTCCATTTGCATTTATAAAGGATTTGAATCTTAAAAAAATCGATGAATTATCAAATGAATATGCAATAAAATTCGGGGATAATGATTTTATTGGAGTTGAGGCAAATTTAAGCCCTTACCAGAAATTCTTCTCAATTATAAATTTAAGTGATTTAATATTTTATATGGTAGAATTTAAAGATATAACGAGTGATTCCACAATTTATAAAGGAAAATTAATAAATGTTAATCCAGATAATTGGATTTGTTATAGATATGAAAATTTGGAATATTTGAAAGAATTAAATCAATTGAACTATTTTAATCGGTTGGATAATAAATGATTGATCCTTTTGATTTAGATTTTTATAAACAATGGATTCTAACTGGAACTGTTATATTTAAAATTGTTTCTGATGAAAATGGTAATATTACTAAAGAAATAGTAGATCCAAATGATTTAAGTGGACAAGAATTTGAACATTTAGAAATAATTGAAACTTTTAAAAGGAAAAATGAATGAAAAATTTAAAAGATCTAACCGAAGATCAATTAATGGAAATGCATACAGAAGCTTTATTTGAGATTAGTTACCATACCGCAGAAATTAAACACCTGGAAACTCATATTAATGAAGCAGTTGAAACTATGCAGGCTGTTGATGAAGAAATGGATTCTAGACAAAATGGGCCAAAATTAAAGCCAGTTAATAATTAAACTTTATATCTCCAATAATAACCAGCGGCTTGTAATCTTTCACCCCTGATAACCCGCCTAACCTGCTTTGGTTGAAATCCTTTATTAGTTAAGTCTTCGCAATTATCAAAAGTTACTATTTCTCCGGTTTCAACATTAATACCCTCAATAGGCTTTAAAAAATCATGTTTAAAAGCTCCTATAAGGTCTAGAGCTTGTTTTTTATAGAAATCTGGGTCATCTACTGTTTTATAGAACCAGCACTGTTTCTGGCCCGTTTTAGCAGTTTTATTCAAAGCGGAATAAATAGAAGATACTGAAAAACCATCACGGCGGGCATCATGAACTCTACTATAAAACTTAACCGATCCATCATAGATTGATACTGCAACTATTGGAACTGCCTGGGATTCACCAGCTTTTTGATTAGATTCTTCTCTTTGTTTTCGTTTTTCAGGATCAGCCCATTCTTTTAACATTGTTTTTTTATTATTTTCTGCTAATCTTTCCCATCTAGTGGGGTCAATTGTATTATAACCATTTGGTTCCATAGTATTAAATAGGTCTATAAAATACATTTCCAATTCTTCTAAATCAGATTTAATAAAAACAGTGCATATTTCTTCAATTTTAAAACTAGACTCACCATATTTTTTAATGGCTTTATGGAAATAACAATTAGTATCTTTTTTAGCTAGATACTTGTGATTACTCCAACGAATCTCTGCGGTGTTCTTGGTAGAACCCACATACATTTTTTTATTAGTTTTATTTGTTATTAAATAAATACAACCTTCACGTTTCATATTTCTATCATACCATTATTTCTAAGTGACAATCAAGATAAAAAATTAGGGACTGCAAAAATACAATCCCTAATCTTGTAACTACTTAATTACTGTTAACAATATTGAACAAAACAGTGTTCCGACCAGGCGCACTTGTAAACAAGGCTTGGTCTGACCAAAGACGCAATTCGTAGCCCGCAGCATCCGACAAATCTCTAAAGAACTCATCACCTTGTGACGGTCGTTTAAAGGTAACATCAGAGCTACCAACACGGCACCATTCATCCATAGCAAGTACGAATGCATAACCTTGTTTAATATAAATAGATGCTTCGATTTCAATAGCACCGGTTAAAGTATTAAACACAAGTTTTTCAGAACCGTTTTCAGCAACTGATACTTTATAGCTACCATCGTATTTACGAAGAGCAGCTTGATCAGACATCATATTTGTCCAACCGCGAGGATTACAGTAACAAACGGCTTTACCGTCCATACCTTTTTCCATTGCACGTTCAGTGGCTTGAGTAATTTTTGTAAAGCTCAAAGCACCTGATTGAGCATCGTATTGGTTACCACGGAAAAGGTTGAATTGAGCGGTATCGATATTAAACAATAAACCTGAGGTCATTGTTAAAATTTTGTGGATACCAGGGAATTCATTACCAAAAGCACCTTTATGCCAGATAACATCTGTAGCAACAACACCTGGAATAGCACTTACAGTCGTAATGGTTTGCGCCAAAAAGTCAACTGAAGCTACCGTAGAAGTTCCACGGCTAACTGTGCCTGCGGCGTTACGGATTTCAATTGGCATTCCTTCAGCACCGGCCCAAATACCAGGAGCCCATTCGGCAGTGGTAATCGTTAAAAGAGTTCCAGCAGCGGCAGAAACCGTTGCATAACCCATTTGACCGTAAAGAAGTTCGATTTCGAGTTTCTTAGTAACTGAACGAAGCATATTTGAAACGAGGTATTTTGTACCGTCTTCAAAAGCTTTGGCAGTTCCTTGAGCCGCGCGACTTGCAGCGGTATAACCAAGAACTGAACGGAGAACCAAGGGGTTACCACGAACTTCAGCATCTTTAGTTTGACCGGCAATCGCAGGATTCAAATTAAAAGCATCATCAGTGCTGTTCGCAAAGGTAACGCCATGTTCCATTCCAAGAATAACAGGCTGGTGATATAAATTACCAGGTTGTTTATCTTTGGGAAGGAAAGGGATTTTATTGAGCAATTTAACTCCATCAGGAATTAATTGTTCTAATTTATTTGCATAAGTTTCTTTAAAAAAGCCATTCAGATTCCCAACTTCATTTCCTGGGGTTCCGAACGTATTTGCACTTTGACCTAAAGCCATTTTCTATATCTCCTATTAAATTATTGTTTAGTTGTGTAGCGAACGATCAAAACGTCGTTAGCTGCAAGTGAGGACAAACCAGCGATTTCAATTGCACCTAAATCATTAGGCGGTCCAACCGTCAATGAAGTAGAATCTACAATAGAGATGCTAGATTGTTGAAATTGAGTAACTAAGTTTGAGCTATCGACTTTTACCGAAGCTAAATAAACTGCAGTTACCGGTTCATAAACCAGTACGAAACAATTTCCGCCTGAAATTACGTATGAACCATTATCAGAACCGCGAATAGCCAATTCTTCAACCTTGAGGCTTTGATATTGGGTATTGGCGTTTTTTGGATAAAATCCATCTGCCATTTTTTTCTCCTAAAATTTTGTTTACAAATTGTTTATTTTTGTTATAATCAACTCATAAGTATGTATTTCTTCGGAGATACTCTTAAGTCCAGAAGGATATTAAGGGTCTATAGAAGAATAATCGCTTAATCGTCTAGTATTAGTTGTTAAATTGATTGGTTTTTTGGGTTCCACATGGATATCTCTAGCTTATAATTGGACGTAAGAGTGCTAGCTGCCCAATGTTTTATATTAATAAAAAACCCGGCCATTTTTAGACCGGGCATTCTGGGATAAGTCTTTAAATTTACTATTAAACTGGGGTAGGAGTTGGGGTATTTAAATTTTCCTGAGTTCTATACTTCAATGAAATCACATCATTAGCAGCTAAAGCGCCAGGATAACCACTCAAAAGAATTGAACTTTGATCACTAACGCTGGTTCTGGTATTAAAATTAAAGCCAGTTAAAGCACCCTGGGAGTCAACAATTGAAATGCTCGCCTGATTAAAATCATAAACAGAATTAGACGCATCGACTTTTACAGCGGCGGTATAAACGGCATTTACAGGTTCGCCAATTAAAACTGTAATATTTTGAGTTGCAAAAGAACCGGCAGTTCCAGCAACTGAAACGTTTACAGGAACTGAGAACGTCGTAGCACTAATAACTGTTACAACTTGAGCACCATTAATACTAGGGGTTGAATTAGAACCTGAGATCGTAATGGTTTGTCCCGTTTGTAAACCATGGGGAGTAGCAGTCGTAACAACCGTGGGATTAGCCGCCGTATTGCCAGTAATCGTAATAGGGGTTCCAGCTACCGACGTAAACATATTAAAATCAGAACCACGAATAAATAAAGATTCTACTTTAAGTGTTTGTTTCGCGGGCAACTGATTTTTTGGATCAAAACCAATAGACATATTTAAAAGCTCCTAATAATTAGTTGAAACGTTTCGATATTAGTTGTTAAATTGATTAAACTTTGCGGACTATCTGAAATTTAATGAGGGATTTAAAGAAAGTAGCAATTCTTTCAAATAATGGTATTTTTTCTAGTTTTACATCTAAAACATTAGAACTTTTAGAATTTTCAAACTGTTTAGCCCGAAGGTTAAATTTTTTTAGACCGGCATAAACCTGCTCAATTATTGCATTATTTATGGCCATTTGGGTTTTAAGGTTTTCGGCTTCTTTCCAAGTTAAAGATCCATTAAAACGCTCAATTTTATTTTCTAAAACTATAATATCTTTATATAATTTAGAAATCTCAGCATCTTTTTCATCTAATAATTTACAAACTTTAATTCGTTCTGATTCTGGGAAAGATGTTGGAAAATTAATGGTATTATTCACTTTTAAAACTCCGATTTCATTTTTCATTAAATTGGAATCCTGATCAATATAAGCTTTATCAAATGCCGGAAGTTCGTCTATTGGTTTTCCGGCCGGCACCAAATTAAAAGCATCCCAATCCGCATTAACAAAAGTTGTTCCAATATAATCTTCATTATTTGCCATTTAAATTACCAGGGTTTAAAGAATTGTTTATAAGTAACTTTCTTTTCTTCTTTTTTCTCAGGTTCCGCGACTTTTCCGGTGCTAGGGGCTTTTCCAGGAGCTTTCACTGCTGGATTTTGATTAGCTGCAGTTTTAACGCGTTTTACAGCGGTTTTACGAAGTCTATCAACAATTTCCTTGCCAAAGAATTCTTCCAAAGCATCTTCAGGAAGAGCAAGTGCATGTTCTCTATAATCATTTTTTAATTCTTCAGCAACAAATGGGATAATATCATTAATAGAAACTTCTTTATTAGCATTTACGGCTAATTGGGCATAATCAAGAATCTTTTTTACGGCAGCAGGGCTGCGGGGAATTTTATTAGAATTTAAAGCATTTGTAATCTGATCGTCAAATTCACGCTCATATTTATCAGCCATTGCCTGGCGTTCTTGCTCTTCGCGGGTTTTTGATTCATTTTCTTGTTTTTCACGTAATTGGCGTAATTCTTCTTTAGCAGCTTCTAAAGCTAATTGTTCGGGAGATTTCTGACTATTTTCAATCTCAGTTTCAATATACTTCTTTATAGCATCTTTTACATCTACACCGAACGCTGGGTCAGATAGAACCTTAAAAGGATCTTCTTTAATTTGTTTTGCTAACTTTTGAACATCTTTTTCTAATTCTGAGTAGGATTGAGCCCGTTTTTGACCCATTTTAGCCATTTGAAGCTCACGAGTTAAATATTCTTTAATTTTAGGGTCATCAGGCAATTCAAATGGAAGATTTTCAACATAATCCTGGCCATCGATTTTAAGTGTAAGAGATTTAAGGGTTTTTTTAGCTTCAACTTTAGCAGCTTTAGGGGCATTAGGATCATTTAAAACCGCCTGAGCAGCTGCAGCCTGTTTTGGAGCTGTTTGTGCAACAGGAGTCGGATTAGGAGCTTTGGGAGCGTTTTGCGCATGAATCTGAGCTGCGGTCGCCTGACCGGCTGCACTGGTACCTAATGTAGCTGTTGAAGGGGCTGAAGATGTTGGGGCTGAGGGAGTTGATGAATTTGAATCGGCCATAAAAAATAATCCTTTTAAAAAGTCCCAAAATGGGATATTATTTATAAAGTGATCGTTTCGGGAATCGAAATGGATCATAATAAGTTGTTAAAGGTTTAAAAATGAAAATATTAATTCAAATTTTAAAAGTTATTTTTAGTAAAACTGAATCTGATTTTCCAGAATTAGGTAAATTACCTAATAGCATTAAAAAATGATTCCCCATGACAACTAAAGAAAAAAGCGCCTAGATTAATAGGCGCGTGTTTTTTTATTCTTCCCCAACAATTGCAGTCAAATAATCCATAATACTAGGCCAAATATTTGTGGCAAAATCTGATGGAAGTGGGGCAGTGTCTGTGCTACTAGTCGCCATTGAAAAATCAGAGGCAGCATTTGTATCTTCATTAGCGGCGCGAGTTAATAAACTTGTAATATACTGAATATCACTTACAACGGTCTGAAGTGCGGCAGTCATTTCGGAAGCAAAATCTTCAGGTGGATCAGTAAATGTATTAGTTTCTGGATCATAAGTTGAACCAATTTGAGGTTGTGGACTAAATGAATTATTAGTATAATCAATATAATAATCATATCCAGGTTCAAGACTTTCAGCAGATGCAAGATCATCATAAACTGCCATAATTTGAACAGTTTCCACATCATCTCCATTTACACCAATAATTGCAACATCAATAGTAGGCATTTTTATCTCCTATAAAATTTGTTTAATATTTAATTTTTTTAATAAATTATAAAGATCTTTTGGACTAATAGTTGCTGGATTTAAATTAAAATCTTCTGGATCGATTTCATTTAAACATCTATAAACTATTTCAGAACAAAATGCACTTGATAATTTATCTCGAAGTAAGTTGTTAATATTTATTTTAAACTTACTTAAAATTTCATCTATACCGAGCAGTAAAACTCCTAATAAACTGTAAGGAATTCCAACATTATCAACGTAATATTGTTTTAAAGAAATAAATTTTTGATCATCAATTTCCAACTGAAATTCATAAATAGGTTGAGTAGTGGAAAGAAAAAGTGGTTCACCAATAAAACCTACACCGCGCCAATTTGATTGATAAATTATAGTTCTATCTAATTCTTGGGAATAAAATTTTATATAGGTATGATCAAAAGGAGCATTGTCAATTTTTTCAATTAATTCACCATGCAATGAAAATTTCTTTGGATGAGAAAATCCAATTACTAAATTCATAAACTGGCTAAAAGAGATTGAGCCTGAGAAACTAAATTTGAAATAACTTGAGAAGTTAAAAAAGGCGCCATTTCTGGAGTTAATTGAATATTTTGTAAAGCAGTTATTGCGCAATAAAGAGAACCAGTTTGGCCATAACCTAATACATTTGTTAAGGTGTCCGCAATTAATTGGGTTTTTCCGGCCTGAGTAATTCCCATTAAAACATTTTGCGCCGCATATTGGACCATTATAGTATTAAATCCTAAAATCGCTTTTTGAATTTTTAATTGTACTTGAATTTGTGGATCAACGGGAGGACTAGCAGGTGCTGCAAAAACTCCACCTGATAAAATAAATCCAGGATTAACTAATTGATTTGGATAATTTGATTGGGGAACAATTTGATCATATTTACCAGTATTTAATAACATTGTTACAAAATCAGAATCTGCAAATATAATAGTTTGAACTACACCATTTAATAAACAAATTTGATTACTTGCGCCCATAACTCATTCCTAACAATTGTTTAATATAAAATTTAATTTTCTGAAATAAATTCATTTCTATAATTAGTGCATTATGTATTAATTGCTTAGTTTCTTTTTTAAAATCTAAATGTTTAAAATCAACAAAATGTCCAATTTGGGGATCATATTCTTTTTTAAGATTTTCAGCATATCCAAGGTTTTTAAAATGTTGAATATCTTTTTTTAAAACTAATATACGATTTTTAACTTTACCTTCAAGATCAACTTCCAGCATAACAATAGAATTTTTAATAGCTTCTAATTCCGCATGAACTAATTCTTTTATATCTACATTCATTTATTCATTCCATTCTAATATTATACAACCATTTGATCCATTACCACCAGCCCCTGAAGCTCCACCAATTCCGCCTGTAGTTCCGGCCCCACCACCTCCGCCTCCACCACCTCCGCCACCTCCACGGCCACCTAAACCATTTATACCAGCAGTTCCTGCGCCGCCAACTTGACCAGTACCACCACTATTACCATTTCCGCCATTTCCACCATTACCACCTAATCCACTACCTATTGGATTTCCTGAACCATAAAAATTAATTTCATCACCAAGCCCGCCATCGCTTCCACCAGACCCTCCTGCTCCGGCACCGGCTGTTCCACCAGCTGTTCCGCCAGTTCCACCAGTTGCAGCTCCTGGGGTTGTTGTATTAAAAAATGAACTTGAATTAAATTGACCATTATTACCGGAATTACCATTAGTACTTGTTCCACCGCCCGCTGCACCAACCGTGTCAGTTAAACCGGCCTGGGACACTTGTCCATAGGAAGCTCCGGCAGTTCCAACACCAACTCCACCAGTACCACCCGCTGCAGCTCCGCCACCTCGACCTTCACCACCGCCAGCAGCCACTGCTCCTGCTGCGCCATTTGCAGTTGTATCATTTTGAAAATTAACGATGGTGTCAAAAGCCGTTATACCGCCAGCTCCGCCATTATTACCGGCAATGCCATTAGCGCCGGGATTACCACCATTAGAACTACCTCCGCCAGTTCCACCAACTCCAACTGTTATTGTATATATTGTATTAGGTGTGACTGCAGCTTGTGCATATTGAAAACATGATCCACCGCCTGAACCACCACCATTACCACTTCCACCTCCGCCGCCTGATGCTCCAGTTCTTCCTCCGCCACCGCCACCTCCAGATGCTCCACCACCAGCTCCAGGTCTTCCATAAACTTTTACTCTTGTAACCCCAGCGGGGCATGTCCAAGTTGTGGAAGAATTAAAAATTTTTGTAATAGTTTTAGACATTAATTACTCAACCCACTCAACTATTATCATTCCATTACTACCATTTCCACCATTTCCACCAGCTCCACCATTACCTCCAGTAGTAGAACCTCCGCCTCCGCCACCTCCGCCGCCACCTCCGCCACCACCTCGACCATTTAATCCATTAACTCCAGAAGATGCAGAAACTCCATTAGCTCCAGCACCTGCACTATTACCATTTCCACCTTTTCCTGCAGCTCCGCCTTGGCCCCCAGAAGGCGCACCTTGGCCATAAATTGAATATTCATCAGAAGTACCACCAGCACCTCCGCCAGAGCCCGAACCACCACCACCTTGCGTGCCGCCAGATCCTGTACCACCGGTACCGCCCGCAGTTCCACCAGCGGTAGTGACATTGTATAATAATGAGATTGAGCTTACACCTGCTGCACCAGTTCCACCGGTTGCCGTTGCATTTCCCGCACCAGCAGCGCCGCTATTACCTGGATTAATTGCAGTTAATCCATAGGAAGTTCCAACTGTTCCAGTACTACCTGCAGTTCCGCCAGTTCCAGATGCTCCAGCTCCACCACCACCTGGAGTTCCAGATGCACCACTACCACCTATGCCTGATTTACCAAATGAAACAACTGCTCCAAAACTTGATACTGCTCCATTTCCACCATTACTAGCAGAAGTTCCGGCAGTTCCAGCACCTGATGCTCCAGTTCCACCAGAACCCGCACCACCCCCTGAACCACCACCGCCAATTGTTATTGTTATAGAGGAATTTGGAGTCACATTTAAATATGCAGTTTGAAAACCACAGGAACCACCACCTGGTCCACCACGTCCCCCACCACCTCCACCGCCAGTAGCTCCACCAAATCCAGAACCACCACCACCGCCACCAGCGCCTCCGCCAGAACCTGGGCGACCATAAACCTTTACTTGAGTAATACCAGAAGGAACTACAAATGTTCCAGAAGCTGCAAATATTTTTGTAACAATTCTTGATTGACTCATTATTTTAAATCCTGGTTTGGATATACATATGAAATTTTTCTAGTTTTAATATCCATAACCCTTACTCGTCCTTTATTTGGGGCTGTTTTTCCTTTTTGAAATCCAATTTTTAATAATCTTTCTTTTTCTTTAGTAGAAGCTGGAATTCCTTTTTTAGGACTAGGTTTATTTCTTTTTTTCCCTTTATTATAAGTGTTACCTTTTAATGAATTAGAAATTTTTTGCCTAGTTTCTAAACTAACTTCATGCCCTATCAAAGATTTGCTTATTTTTTGTTTATGCTCATGATTTAATGGTTTATTTTTTAATTTTTCAGATCTTTTATTTAAAGTCTCTATAGAAGGTAAATAACCACCATGATCTCTATTATATCCATTGGGATTTAAACAATTAAATGTCTTTATATAATAAATTTCTTTTTCAATTAATTCTTGTTTGGTTAATACTGTTTCTAAAATTTCAAAGGTAAAATTTTCAATACCGTATTGAATCATCTTTTGAACAATAAGATGATGCGTACCTTTTTTATTTTTAACCATTGACTTATATGTTGAAAATCTAGCTTTAAATCCGACTGTTGTAATACCGATATAAATTTTTCCATTAATTTTACAAGTAATCCTATAAACCTGCATCATGCCATCCACCATCCACCGATGGAATCTGAAATTAAGGTCCAGGAGCCAAAATTAGTTTGTAAAAGTTTATTTACATTTAAACCTTCAATAGTATCAGTTCCAGATGGGACAAGTGTAATATTATTAGTATTTGCATCTCCTGAAATATCTTTAAAAATATAAGCACGATCTGAAATTGTACTAATTGCTGGTAAATTTATAGTAATTGCAACTGAAGCCGTAGTTATAAAATAAATTGAAAATGCATCCGTTGATAAAATTGTATATGGACTAGAGGTAATAGAAAATCCAGCATATGACATTCTAGTATCCATATTAAGTTTACCAGAAACATCTCTTAATGTATAGTCTCTATTACCAGTATTAGCCGTTCCATCAAAAGTTCTAGTAAAACCATTGGCCCCCATCCAAGAAAATCTATTTGTTGAATCTGCATATTGTGAATATCCAGTAGCGGGGATAGAAGGGGCAGCAGATTGTGTATTGTATTGAATAAATCCAGCACCGCCAGTTCCATTGATCGTTAAACTTGTGCTAGTTAAAGTTCCAGAAAAAGTTTTATTTCCCGCAAAAGTTTGAGTTGTAGTTGAAACTACTCCGGGATGAGTTCCATCAGCGGGTTGTAGGTTTAAAACTTGACCTGAAAGACTAGCCGCATTTGCATTTGGACTTGAACCAACAGCAATTAATGTTATGTCACCAGTATTTGTACCAGTAACTGTTCCATTAATTGAAGATGTTCCACCAATAGTTAAATTAAATGCATTATTAACACCAGTGCCACCATTAGTAGATGGTAAAATCCCAGAAACTTGAGTAGTTAAAGAAATAGTTCCAGAAAGTTGAGAAGTTGGTAAAACTAATGAAGGAAGTGAGGTTAAAGTACTATTAGAAGTTGCTGTAATATTTGCAGCATTTCCTGAGATATTTCCAGTGACCTGAGCGCCAGGAAGTGAAAGTGCGGAAAGTGTAACTAAAGTTGAATTAGAAGTTGCTATTATATTCCCAGCATTTCCACTAATATTTCCTGTAACTTGTGCTCCAGGTAAACTCAAAGCGGAAAGAGTTGTAAGTGTGGAGTTTGAAGTAGCAGTTATATTTGCAGCGGTGCCGGTGGTATTTTGATTTAAAGTTGGCACATCCCCAGGAACTATTGAACGAAATGTGGGAGAATTTGCCCCACCTGAAGTGGGTCCAGTAAAAAATGTATTAGCTGTTTGGTTAGTAAAGGTTCCAGTTAAAGTTCCGGTTGAAGTTACAGGTGATCCACTTACTGAAAAAACTGTTCCTGGTAAAGAAAGAGCAACTGAGGTTACCGTACCAACCGCTTCAACTGCTGGTAATGCAAATCCAATTCTAGGTCTATTATCAACAATTTGTCCATTAGGAATTATACTAGTACTTCCCTGTTGAACTATAATTGAAGCAATAAGAACAACACCATCAGTAAAATATGAAGGAGGTGTTGGAATATTTCCTGTTTGAGCAGCAACTAAGGTTGAATAAGTTGCTTGAGAATAAACAAATAAATATTTTTGATTAGATCCTTGGCCAATAATATATAATGTATGACGAGCAAAGTTTGAAGTTGGTATGTTTGCTAAAGTTCCAGAACTATTATCATAATGATTAACATCTACTACATTACTTGAACCAATTGTCCAACCACCAGATCCATTTTGAAAAAATGTTTGAAATGTTATATTGGTTCCAGCTGACGGTAAAAAGTTATTATTACCAAAATAATATGATCCAGAAGTTACATCTAAATGTTTTACTGTTGCATTTTCAGAAACAATACAACCAAATGCAAAAACAGGACCTAATGCTTCTCTAATAAAATTATCATTTAAATTACCATAATTAGACGCATCTAATGGAGAATCATCAATAAATTCAATACCTGTTGAATTTGTTACAACTCTTCCTAATAAAATATTATTTTCAGTATTTGGAAAATTAGAATTGGCAGTAAGTGTGCCTCCTGATGTAAAGTAAATATAATTAGATGTTGATGCAGTTAATGTTATGCTTGTAGCTGACCATGTAAAAAACTTTGCTGGAATGCCAATTGAAAAATATCCAGTTCCGGATGCAACATCTACAACAAATCCTCCGCCATTTGACAGATCACCACCACTATATAATCCCATAGTGGGACCTTGTAGAATTAAATCCGTAACATCTGTTCTACTATTAAAATCTGGACCAAAGGCTAAATCTCCAGTAAATGTAATTCCATCAGTTGGATCAGTAAAAAAAACTGAAACTAAACTACTATTTATTATAGAATTAGCAGCTTCGAAACTACCTTCTATACTACCAGTTGCTGTTGTTTGTTGAATAACTATATCATTATTATTTGAATCAGTATGAACACCAGTTATTGCAATATTAGATGCAATACCTGAATTTTCAACCCAAATACATTTATCCATATTGATAAAATTACTACCAACAACTGTGACATCTGCCCCATTAAATAAATGTAAGGCATTACCTGCTGGAGATGCAAAAGGTCCTATAAAAAAAGAATCGCTCAATAAAACTTTTGAACCATCTCCATTACATTCAATAAAATCTTCAGGATTAGAACTTGAATGACCTGTATTTAAAAATAAACCAGATAAAACTAATCTACTTCTAACTCCACCAGAAGCATCAACTTTAAATCCATCAGTAAAAATAACATCTGGAATGGTAACGCAATTTTGTACTTGAACAATTGTTTCATGACTAGAATTACCATTAGCATATAGTAAAGTTGTATTATTACCAAAAACACAATCTTTTACTAAAAATTCTGAAGAATCAGAACTAGAGGTATACTGAATTCCTATTCCAGATAAACCGGTTGCTCCAAAGATTGTTAATCTAGCAACTGTAGAAAAATCAGCACCTATAATAAATGCTTGATTATTATTAGAAGGAACTAATATTGTTGCTTGTTGTGTGTAGCCAGTTAAAGAAACATAAGGTTTTAGTGTAATTTGAGATTCAGTATAAACTCCAGGACCTATTAAAATTTCAAATGGATTTGTTGGACTATTTGTAGTAATAGATGCCAATGCTGCATTTACTGAAGAAAATTCTCCAGCACCTGGATTTTGTTTGACTTTTACTAGATTTGTGGTTGAAAGTCTGGCATCATTTCCTTCAGTAATAGTATTTGCGGTTGATCCATAAACAGGCGATAAAGAATATCCAGTATTTTGTAAACCATTAATTGCTGGAAAATTATCAACATATTGTTTAGTTGCCGTTTGTAAATTTATAGTGGGATTTGCACCAAGGGTTATTTGTTGGGTTGAAAAATCACCCGAACCATCGCGTTTAACTATTGTATTAGGAGTATTTGAAGAAGTTGCTGCATTGGCAGCAGTTGCGCCAGATGCAACATTTGCAGCACTAACACCACCAACAAAATTAACAGTTGCTGGTACTGAACCCGGACCCGAGGCACTAACATCACCAATTAAACCAGTAATAGCATTTGAAGCAGAAGCGGGAGTTGCTACTTCAATCCAAGCAGTTCCATTCCAAACATAAATGGCATCAGTATCTAAGGTTACACGGGTATCACCATTTGAATTTCCATTTAAGGGTAATGACCCGGCATTTGCAACAGGATCTTTCCAACTAGGAGAACCACTATCGGGAATATTTATAAAAGTACTAGCCATTTAAAATTACCTACGTTTGGTATTAAGATTTGCGTACATTGTACCGGTGCCACTTGTGGGGGTATAAACTAATCGAATCCAAGTAAAGCCTGGTAAATCATAATTAACCATATAAGTTCCAGCTTCAGTAATATTTGTTACAGTTTTTGGAATTATAGTCCAGTTTGTGGGATTTTGTGCGGAACTAGCAACTACATCATTTGATGCTTCAAGTTCAACAACACCTACAGGACTTCCAGTAAAAGATGCCTGAACTGAAAAAGTAACACCTTCGTCGATATTTTTATAAAGAGAAGTAATTAGTGTTGACATATCCCCGCTAACACCGCTACTACCACCTACTATATCAATTGTGCCCAAATGTACTGGCAAAGCCATAACTTACACCACTATTCCTTTAAAGTTTTTTATATTTTTATCTTGTTCATCTATATATTTTCTTGGATCTTTTGAAGCTTTATGCATTGAAAGACTAATTCCTTTTAATGCTTTTCGCATCTTACCGAATTTCTTAGGTTTTTCATCCGCGTAGGAATCTTTAAGAATTGGTTTCATTGAAGTAAAAGTATTTGCAGAATCCATTTAAACCTCTTATTATTAAGTTATTAATTAAGGCTTCACGTTGCCCATTTGAGATTGTTGCAGCGCTGGGTTCGCCAAGAGCCCAGCCTTCACGACCGCAGGCTTTGGAAGACCTTCATTTTTGATCCCTGGCCCGGTCATTTGATTCACACCTTTAGGAGCGCCCGCGCCAGGTTGCAACATAGGTGCTGCTGGAGCGCCTTGTAATGAAGCCTGGGGGGGATTCTGAGGTGGTGGAGGATTTGGTTGTCCACCGGGGGGATTAGGATTATTAGGCTGAAGTGGAGGTAAGGGTTGTTCTCCGCGCATTTGTAAAAGGGCGGGATCCGTTTGTCTTAAAGCATTTAAATGAGCTTCAATGTGATCCATAACATTACTAATAAAGGCAGGATCATTCCTTAAATCAGGATCTGCTAAAACTGCTGAATGTTCATCAATATGAACACTATGTTTATCCATAGGACTTACAACTGGATTAATGCCATCTAATAATTGCTCATTTTCTTTCTTAATAAGCATTAAATCATCAGTTTCACCTTCATACATAGCTTCAATTCGGCCAGTATTAATAACTTGGAAATATTGCTGAGGATTCTTAATAATTTTCATTTGCATCATTTGTTCTGCCATTTGAACTCGGCCTGCAATTGTATTATGAGTTACAGTAAAATCACCCAAAACAAAATGGGGTTCTTCAACTAAAGTGAAACCATAATAAGTTCCTTCACCAACTAAAGTGACTTTAATTCCATAATTAAGCCAATCACGACTTTTTTCTTTTTTCTGAACTTGTTTTCTAGGAAGTTTACAAGGAATTTCCCAAGTATTTCCACCAATTGTTATTTTATTAACTTCTCCTGTAATAGGGCCAGTTAATTTACTAGAACTTGTTGAAACTTTTTTGGAAGTAGTTCTAAATCCTAAAGATTCAGATAAAAATACAACTTCTTGTGAAAGCCGATCATTTTTTTGAGTAAAAACATAAGTTTCATCAATTCTATAACCATCGGTATCAATTAAACCTGCCAATAGATCCAAACGATCTTTACGAGAAGAAAGCAAATAACATGATGGAATATGTTTATTATTAATTAATTCCATAGATCTTAATTCATTCATAAAAGAATTTCGATCAGAAGGACCATGGGATTTACCAGAAGTAATGTGATAGTTTTTAGATTTATTAGGTTGTCGATTTTCTTCAACTCTAACTTCTAATCCCAATGAATGACCATAATTAATCCAAGCATCAGCTAATTCATTATCCATGGTTGTCAATGCGGTTGTTCTAGAGGTTCCATCACCAAGCCAAGCCCCTAAAATATAAGCAGGAACTTCGAATTTCTTTTTATCAAATTCAACTCCAGTTTTAAACCCTTGTAACAATCTTTTATGTCTATCGGGAAGTTTTAAATAATCTCTAACTGTAATATCTAAAATATCACCTTTTTTAACATCATAACGATAATCATCCGAACAATATTTTAATGTTAAAATATGACTTTCATTACAACCATATTTAATTTTTCTATTAGGATCTTTAGATTCAACTTCATACATCATTTCCTGGCCACTATTAACATTTGAAACTGTCCGAGGAATTGAATCTGGTCCCATAACTAAATCATTAATTTTAACATCTTGAACCAGTTTAATAGATCCATCGTACATTAAAACCGGTGTATCCTTAGCCAAACACCGAGCTAAAGGATTACCCATATCAACTACAACGCGATTAACTGCTGAGATTTTTTCTCCAGTAAATTCTTTAGTTAAATTTCTATTATTTTTTCCAACTAAAGTAATCATTTTAGGAGTATTTGCAAAATCTTTAAGAATTTGAATAGTACCAGTGCCCACTTCTTCAATTAATTTTACATAATTTGCTTGAAGACCTGAAATAAATTGAAGGGCTTGAGATTGAACTAAAGCTAAGGCAGTTCCTGATTTTAAACTCGCTTCAGGATTACCGCGTGCGACTGAATTTACACCTGAAATAGTTTCAGAAGCCTGAATTAACATATCAAGGAATTTAAATACTTCAGCGGGAGTTTGAGTTAAATTTAAAGCTTCGGGTTTTGCTTTAGATTTAATAACATTCATTCCACCTTTGAGGCTTGCAACTTGTATATCAGCATCTTCTGGCATCCAAATATTTTGCACACCAAAAGTGTTTTGATTAGTCATAATTGTGGAATAAAGAGCATTGATACCTTCCTGAATAGGATAAATATCAAACATTGGACTATAACCATAAGGTGTTCCTAAAATATCATTAGGAGTAATTCTATAAACGGGAATTTCACGATAAGGCATTTTAGCATCTAAAAATACACATTCAGCATCACAAAATAACATATAACGGCCATTAGGCATACTTTCTGTAACTTTATGAAAAAATTCATAAATTGCAATATCATCAGTATCATCATTAGACCAAACTGCAATTCTATAGACACTGGATTGATTTTTAGGTTTCATTCCGCGAATTTTTTCAGCAAATTCTGGATATTTAGCCATTAAATCATATTTATTAATCCATTGGCGGGTAAGAATCCAATCATTATTCCAAGACTCTTTAGTTCCATCAACAACAACATCTAAAGGACTTAAAGTACAATATTCTAATTCACCATCACGAATAGGTTGATTTGTTTCAGGATCAACATCATAAATCTCGCCAGCAGTTGCATTCCAGGCAAGTTTTACATATCCCTGGCCCATAACAATAGCCATTTCGGTGGCACTTTTAATACAATCTTCTAACTTTTTCTCGCGCATGTAATAATCAAGAATTTGATTAGCAAGAATTGTTTGGGCATAAGATTTATAGTCAGTATTAATAGCCCTGGCATCCATTGTAGGCCTGGAAGAAGTGATCATTGTATAAATATGTTGGGCTAAGTTCCTATAATGATTAATAGGAATTTGAGTTAATTCTCCTTGTTCCCCAGTAAAATTAACCCGGTGACCATTACCCACGTAATCATTAAGATAAGCTCCATAATAGAATCTCCATTGATTTTGCAGTTTGTCTAAATAATTATTGCTGCGCAGAACATTAAAAAATGTATCAGCTTTCCCAAGTAAAATACTAGCTGCATCGTTACAGTCTTTAGCAGCAAAGTAGGAATCAGTGCTTCCAACTACCGTATCATCTGGACCATGAATATCTGCCATTTAAAACCTCTTTCTATTAAAGCCGAAAATTGCTTTTAATTTATCAATGTCTGTATTATTTCTTTTTTCAAAAGATTCTTTATCTCTTACAACTAATCCAACCATATTAAGATCATAATTTGCTGGATAAGGATTTTTTCTAAATTCAATATGCCGCGCCAAATAAATTAAAGCAGCAACTGTATCATAATGAGATCCATCTGAAGATCTTGCAAATTTATCTTTATTTTTATTCCATTTCACATTATTTAAATGACGAATCAAAGTTTTGCAGCGCGGGTGAATAATAATTTTTTTAGAAGCAATTAAAACACGCACGTTATTAACTGCAGCCTCTAAATTATCTTTTTTTGCTAAAGAAAAATTAATCCATTGTTCTGATTTAAAAAGCATTTTACTTTGTTGAGAAATTTCATTTATGAATAAATAATCTGTATCACTAACTCTTTGGTAAGGTTTTCTATATTCTAAAGTAATAGGATTAGTCCAAAGTTCTTTTTCTTTTTTATTAATTTCTTCAACTAAAGTTTTTGTATGAACATCTTCTTGTTGGAAATCTAAAACTGTTTCATCTTCAATAATTACTTTATTGGCCCTGAAATCATAATATGCATAAAGAACTGCAGTCCAATCTTTTCCACCAACATCCATAGATTCATAAGCATCAAAATAAGGAGGTTTTGGCCATTCCCTAACAATTTCTTTTTCTAATTTTTCATTAAATTCAGGTATAACTGATGTTCTGGCATTTTTAATAATTTCACAAAATAATTCACGCCTACATTCTTCAGAATCAATTCCACCCAATTCTTCAATTAAATCTAATTTTTGTTGCTGAGTAATTCTAGGATTATCATCAATTGTTTTTTTAATTAAAGAACCTTTAGCCTGAGCTTCTTCAATACATTTTAAAAAATCATGTTCAGACTCTTTAGGAGGAGTGGAGGCTAAGATTCCCCGTCCTTTTGTGATAAGAGTCGTCGGTAATAAAATACTCTTGATAATATTATCAAGATCACTACAGGTACCGGCTTCATCAATAAAAAATAAATCACTATCAGTACCTCGTAAATTTTCAGCATGGCCACCATCAGAACCAGCTAATTGAATCTCAGAACCATTAGGAAAATAATAAATATTATCTGAAGGTCTAAACTCTGGAGAAATTTCTTCAGGACAATCTTGAAGTATCTGGCGAAAAATTGGTCTTACAACAGTTTTAATTTGCTTCTGAGTTGGAGCAACAAATTTTACAATACTATTTTGTTTTCGAAGACATTGTTCCAAAGCTAAAATGCAAAGCAGAAAAGTTTTTCCATTTCTACGGCTTAAAAGCCAAGTAGAAAGTTTATGCTTTGAATTATAAAAGGCATGATAAAGTTCCTTTTGGGCAGAATCAAGCTTAAAACTAAGCTCAGATCTTCTCCAGAGTTCTTTTAATGCTGCTTTTTTTGCTAATTCTGAATTACTTTGATTTTCCACTATCATCTTTTAAATACTTAATAATATCTTCAGGTTTAGAAACTACATATTTTTGTCCATTTTTATGAACAATAAATCCATTAGCAACTTTTTCTACTTTAATTTCATAATTAGGTTCAGAAATATATTGAGGATAAGTATAGTAATAATAGCTACCAAGTCCACCTAAACAGTTTTGTGTAATTCCCATACCAGAATTGATTGTTATAGTTCCAGATATTCCCTGTGCTTCTAAACTATTTGCCCCACCTTGATATTGATGATTATAATAAGCTTGGGCTTGACTTACTCCTGATCCATTTTGTTCACTAATTGATTGATTAGGCATTGAGTTTTGTGCCAATTGATAAACATTATTATTCATTCTTTTTTCCTTCTACTATTTTAAGTAAATCTTTTGTGGGAGTTTCTTCAACTTCTTTTTCCATTGGAAGTTTTGATTTTATATTATTTAAAATTTTATAATAAGTATCAAAACGTCTAGATTCTTCTAAAGTTAAATCTCGTTCTTGTGTATAATTTTTTAATTTAGCAATTTCTACTAAGCAAATATATTCACTATCTTCTTCAGCGGTAACTTTTACACCCGGAAGTTGTGAACTAATATTAGGAACTGTTGATTTTAATAATTCTTCTGAATGTTTTAATTTTGATTCTAAAGTTTGAATCTTTTTTGATAATTGCAAAATCGTTGTATTTTGAGCAACAGCAAATTCCTGAAGGCTCTTAAAGTCCCGATATTGAGCGATAGATTTTGGAATTTCATCATTCATTATTTAGCCTGACTAAAACCATTACGGGTAAGTGAATTAATCTTTAAAGCATTAATTTGTGCTTTAATAGATTCAACTTCATTAACTCTTAATTCAAATTTTTGCACTGCTTCATTTAATTTTTTATCCAAAGAATTATTAGCTACTTCAATTTTTTTATCTAATTCTTGAATTTTAGAATCTGAATCTTTATACAGAAAAAAGCACGAAGCAGCAGCAAGCACTGCTAAAATGACAGCTTCTGGATAACTTACTGAAAAAATAAGGGCTTTAAGAAAATAGATACCAAAAAGAGATAACGGTAAATACTTGAGGTTTTTCTCTAACATTTTTACTCCTAATTGTTTAAAAAAATGTCCTATATTGCTGTAAACTGCTGGTTAGTAACCTATTGCCGTAAAAACGGCAGTCAGTATTAGCTCATTGACAATATAAGTTGTTAAATGCTAAAATACTGAAATCCTGGGCAAACTAACAACTTATGAAGTGAACATAAAGAACTCATGTCTATGTAAAATATGCGGAACTGTAATGGATTTTTTTGACATGAATCGATGGTTAAAATGTCGCGGATGCGGCTACTGTGAGCGAGTTGAAAAATGAAATTAACTAGAAATGAAATTGGAGCTAATGGATGTTTTGGAATTTTAACTGATAATTCTGGAAATCAAATAGCAGTAACTACTGAGCATTCTTATTTACAACCCGATGGATCTTATGTGCCGAAAACACCGGCTGGAACTTATACTTGCATAAAAGGAAAACATACCTTAGAACATCACCCGGTCCCATTTGATGCTTTTGAAATTACAAACGTGCCCAATCATACCCAAATTTTACTACATATTGGAAACTATCCGCAGGTTGATAGTAATGGGTGTGTGCTTTTAGGGGAAAAAAGAGTTGGAGATATGATAACTAATTCGAAAATAATATTTCTTAATTTTATGAATGCGATGTCTACTACTGATTCATTTCAATTAATTATTAGCTAAATTATTATCCATACTTGAAATTAAAACATTATTATTTTCCCAAATTTTAATAAATGGACATTGATTTTCTTTTAATTCAATATTAAAAAATGCACCATTTGTGGGAGATAAACATTTAGGGGTCCCCGATAAATCATTTACAAAAACTAATTGAGATTCACCTGTATCATTAAAGAAATATACTTTCATTTCTGATACTCCACAATAGTTATACCATTAGTCGGACAATAAATCTCATCACAAATAGCGCAATTATAGAATGACTTTCCAAATAAATGTTTCTGCTGACCGCCGGGATGATGTATGTGCCCGAAAAAATGCAAATCCAAATCTTTTAATTCCTTAATTCTTTCTAAAAGTCTAGGACACCCTAAAAATCCAGGTCTAAGATCACCATTGGCATAAGTAGTTTGATCTAAAATTCCATATGGAGGTCCGTGTGTTACAAGAATATTTATATCATCTGGAATTGCATTCCAATGTTTTATAATTTCAAATGAATTCCTATTCCAGGCCCAATCATTAAATTCGGGCTGAACCGGCGATCCCCAAATTTTAATCCCATCAATTTCATAACCTGAGTCACAAAGATATTCTATGCCATTATCAATACACATTTGTTTCATAAGATTTGGATTTTCCTCTGAAAGCAAATCATGATTCCCAGCAATTAGTATAATTTTTTTAAATTGATCTTTATATTTTTTTAATTCATTAAGTTCTTTAGCAATTTCTTGAATTGATCCTCTATTTGTTAAATCTCCAGAATGTATTAAAATATCTCCATATGGTAACTTAATTTTATTTAATTGACAATGTGTATCTGAAATTGCAATTATTTTCATTAGGTATTTCTATACATTACTAAATTATTCGGCCATGCTATGAATTCATTATATGAACTATCTGATTTAGCTGAATTACATCTAAAACAACAAGAAACACAATTAGCCACTGTATAACCTAAGTTTGAATCTTTTCTATCAATACCATTATATTTAATCGTATAATCATCAATTTTAGAAAGACAATATACAGTTCCTTTAGTATACTTTCTATTACGAGAAATTAAATTATAAGTATTTGATGGTGGAGTATTACAATAATGACAATTGGATTTAAATAATTTAATTGCTTCATCAAAAGTTAAACTAAATTCACGTCCGGCCATTTTGGCATGAGCCTTATAATTAGATACTTTAGCTCTATAAGACGATATTTCTGGAGAATATTTAGTTGATTTTCTTTTTTCAATAAATCTTGAACAACCACAAGATTTAGCTTTTTTATTTAATAATGCATCGGCTTGTATATTTTTTCTAATATTCCCACATTCACATTTACATGAATATAATCTACCATTTTTTGTTCCGATTTTAGTAAACTTATGTGTTATTTCTAGTACCGTTAATTTATAAAATTTATCACCAATATTAATCATTGTTTTTTAGTAACGTACTTTCCTTTTATATGATCAATAAAATGTTTTCCATGAGATTTAGCATTTTCAAATGATTTATGAACAGCTTCTGGAACTCCATGGTAATGATATTTTGTTCCATCATTAAAATTTACTTCTAAAACTTTAGTTTTTGAATCATAATGAATTAAATTTATATTACTAGAAATTACTTTTTTCATTTTTTCAAATTCAACAATCTAAGTTTTTCTTCCGTATACGGAAGAATCTCATCTAAAAATAAAGCTTTAGCAAAACTATTTGTAGACTTCATCCAATCTAAAAGTAGATCATTTAAATATTTATCTTCTTCGGCAATTTTAGCAGCATCCCAAACTAATGAAGCATTTACAAAAGGATCAGTTAGAATTTCGTCACGAATAATAGAAAGTTGTTCAAATTTGTTCACCATCTGAAACTCCTTTACGTTTGGATTTCATATGTTCTTTCAAACGAATTTGCATACAATTATGGCATTCCGAACCATTCCAAAGTCCGCCTTCAGCATCACGAAATTTTTTTAATTTACCCGCTTTAAAAAGCCCATCTGGAATTCGATCTTTAATAATTTTGCAGGTTTTACAAATACGTTTATCCATAATTATCTCCAATATATTTCAAAAATTGACCAACCACAATAAATTACTAGTTCACCTTCTGAAAGAGAAATCCATAAGCCAATAGCTTTTGTTGCTGCATGATATTTATTAAATTTCATCTTTATGCCAACAATCTGGACAAAGTCCTGAAGATTTAACAAAAGGTAAGATAAAAGTATAATTAACTCTATTATTACAACTCAAGCATTTATACCCTTGATTTTGAAGATTTAGACCTTCGAGGGTTTTTTCGTGGGCTTTTTTTAATTCTTCCATTTCCCGATCTTGTTCTGGATTTCGCTTTTGGTCTGACATTTAATGCTTTTTCCATTTCTTTTTTAGTAAATTCTGAGAAACAATTAATTGAACAATAAACTCGCGAGGCTAAAAAATAGTAACCAGTTCCATAACTATCACCAGCCTTTGCCGCACAAACATAACATTTATCAACATCCACACTACTTCCTTTTGTTAAAAATTTTAACCGGCACCATCGCAGCATCTTCATAATCGACATATTTAAAAGATTCCATGGCTATATAAGAATCGCCAATATTATCAGAATAAACCCAATGAAGATTATTCATACCTTTATTTCTTTGAATCTTATGGTCCCTAAGTCTCATTAGAGTTCCGGTGCCAAATGTCATACTATGGATACTAGTATAATAATCCAATAATTTCAAGTATTATTTCACAATCTTTAAATGTCGTCTTTTTGGCTTATTTTTATATTTTTGCGCGGCATAATAAAGTCCCCAGCAAATAAATGCAAATAGAAGGAATATATACATGCAAGCTAAAGATGTTATTAAAAGCTTATTTATTAGGGTCATCTTCAGACCATGTACCATTTTCATTTTGAATTTCAGTTTTTATATTTTTAGGATTCATTGATTTTTCAACCAATGCTTCTATTTTGGTTATTTCTCCAGTCCTTTTAGCAACTTCAATCCTATGCCATGCTTTAAATTTATCAGATTCACACATTTTTCTAAAAGCCGATTGTTTATTTTGTAATTGACTACGGCCATCATGGCATCGTTCCTGCGCCCCAGATGCGATATGGGTACATATAACACCACTATGGGTTTTATTCTTTTTTTGGCCGCCATTACCAGGACCTACATAATAAGACCAATTACAATCATTACCGGTAACAGAAAATAACAATTCTCTTTTACTCACGTTTTAAATACTCCTGAGTTAATTCATTGGTACTTGTTACTATATTATAAACTTTCCCGTTACTATATTTTTGGGCACAAAATAACTCTAAAGATGAATAGTCTTCAAAAATACCTACTATAAACTCTTTATATGACCCTGAGACGATGGAAACCTTAAAAAGATACTTACTGCTACCTTTAAACCTAAAGTCCTCTATAGGCTCAATAGAGAGTTTTAAATTACATACCCGTTTAGGATTAATAAGTTGGTAGTCCATGTTACTATATTGATCCTTGTAAAACTGACACCTTGGTCTTAAGTTACTATAATTTGTTACTATCTCTAAAAGTTTAAACTCAAATTCTGGAATCATCATGTTACTATAAACTAAGTTTACCAGACTTCTGGAAATGTTACTACTAAAATTAATGTACACAGAATTATCCGCTTTATTTATTAAAGCAAATACTCCTGACTCGGCGGTAGATTTTAACACTTCGAATAGATCGGTCATACCTATAGTTGTTAGACCAATTAAATTGTTACTAAATCCAGTAGCGCGATTATAATTATTTGATTAAAAATAAACCTTAATTAAATCAAGGGGGGATTTTTGTTACTAAAGTTCAATTATATGGGAAATTCAGTTGACAGTATTAATCTAATCTAACCCCCAAGAGCTACCCCCCCCGCCTCTAGGTATACAATATCTATATCACATGCAAGAATCATACCAATCAATCTCTATGCAATAGTCATGCCATATAATACTGGTACATAGTTTGCATTAGCAAGAAGTATGCCTGAGCGATAGCGAACAGTGGTGGAGCGTTTCTGAGAGGGGAATTGGGAATTAAAAATTAAGTAATACTTTAATTCATTCTTAAGTAACTATTAAACTTCTAATCAATTAAACCTATATATCAAAGCATCTTCCACTAAACTTTACTGATACCTTAATATATAACGCTAAAGCATAGTCCTTTTATACTTATATGTTTTAATTCAATCCCTATAAGTTTCTCCAGTACTATTATGTCTATTATTGTTTGTAGCCGCGAAAATTGCTTATATTCGATCTGGCAATATTTTACGTTATTAGTGCTAAATATTGGGAAAATCTAGAACCTGATACTTTTAACCTTTATAGTAATTATATTGATTTAAAACATGAATTAATAAATGAAATTGTTAGAAGATTTAATTAAAGTTTTTGTATTATGTGCCGAGAAGTATATTATAGTAACAAATGAGGAGAAATTAATATGAAACTAATTAAACGCTTTATAAACTCATTAATTAATTCTCGACCAAAGATTAGCAATTTAAACTCTAAACTTGATTTAATTGAATAGGAGAATTTCCATGTTATTTATTAGTTTTGGAATATTAGGATTATTCGCGATTTTTACATTTTTGACCGGCATTAGCCTTTTAATTGACGCTTTAATTTAATATTGAGGAAAATCATGAACTTAATTCAAATTCATACAATTTATATAAAAATACTAGAATTAATGCTAAAGTTTATTTAAATTAAACCGAATAATAATTAAATGGAGGAATTATGAGCAAACACACAGAAGGTCCATGGAAAATAATAAATCAAGGGAAAAGTAACGACTATATTGTAGGAAAAAATAATAAAGCAATTACTCCAATTTATCGAGGAATTGCAAATTATGAAGCAAATATTCGTTTAATTTGTGCCGCGCCAGATCTATTATATTCAATTAAAAATCTTATGGAAGCCGAAGACAATGGCGGACCATTATGGATCGAAGTTAAAAAGGCTATTACCAAAGCTGAAGGAGATAATAAATGAGTAACATCAAAAAACCCGCGCCATTAAAAGAAATTAAACCAATTAAGCGCGAATGCTTAAAATGCTCTAAAAAATTCCTAAGTGAAGGAATTCATAATAGATTATGCTGGAATTGTAATAATTCTAATACAAACTTAGCTGATTTAATGGAGAGAATTGTATGAATAAATCGAATAAAAAACTAAATATTGATTTAATAGATTTTTCAGTAATATGTATTGAAATTTGTGAAGAATTGCCAGCCGCGCGAAAAGAACTAAAAAAACGTATTAATTTATTAAAATTGGAAGTAATATGACTGAATTAGAATTTAAAGAACATATGGCTAAATTAGATGCTGAAATTGCTAAATATTATATTGATTTGTCGCCCGAAAAACTTCTCGGACCCCAATTTGATGCCACATTAGACGCATTTATAGCCCATCCTGAGCCCGAAACTGTATTAGGACCTAATGTCCTAAGTTTTGATCAAAATAAACGCCGCAGGGCTATTAATCATCGAATTTATCAAAATGACGCACAATTAATAGAATTAAGGAGAAAATGAATATGAAATTTAAAAATATTATTTTTAGTCGTAAATTTAATTTTCCTAATAGTTTATTATCTGATGAAATCAAAAATAAGGAAGGAAGCCAAACTTTATTTCTAACTTTAACAGATGAAACAAATGGTTATGCTATTTTTAGAACAGTAATAACTTATAGATATAAATATGATGATAATCCAGATGAAGAAACAACATTAGTTAATTTCCATTTTGATTATACGGGAAAAGATAAAGATGATTATATCGAAGAAACTTTAAAACTTTTTAATATGGAGAAAAAAACACTAGAAAGTTTAAAATAAAGCTTAAGTTTTTTACAAGACCACCGATAAGTTATATGAAAGTGAGGAATATATGTATAAATTTAAAATTGTTTATGAAAATGGAATAACCGAAACAATTAGAGCTTCAAGCCCAAAGCACGCAGAATCATTAGCGGTAAAAGGAATTGTACGATTTATGAAATGGGTAAGGTGAATTTATGCTTGAATTGATTTTAATCGTTGGATGTTTAGTAACCGGACATTGGATTATAGCATTGGGAATTTTCCTCATATGCTAGTAAGGTACGATTTTTCTATGTTAAAACACATACTAATGGAAAAATCTCATTTAATAACTGCTAAAAAAATTCGAAAATTTCCCTTAAGAAAAACAATAACCTCCTGTATTCACAGGATTTTGACTCTCCAATTTCTTATGTTTTAGCTAAGAATATCACATAAAAGTTACAAAGTAAATAGGAAAAATACGCCGACAAATATGTATAGTAACAAAAAGGAGTAAATATGTATCAAACAATTAATGGATGGACAAAAAATAAAATGATTCAGTATATTAAAGATAATTTTAAAGGTAAAAGCTATAATGAATTTGGTAAATGTCTTTATCGCGGGCCTGAAGGTAAAAAATGTGCCGCAGGGCTTTTTATTCCTGATGAAAAATATAATGAAAGAATGGAAAATAAATCAGCGGGTTCATTAGTGAAAAATTGGAGTATTGAATTTCCTTTGAAAGAAACAGCCATGGACTCATTACAGCAAGTTCATGATGAATCAAAAGAAGATGAAACGCTAAATAATATGATTTCTTGGATTAAAAGAAATGTGGAGGATTAATGAATCTAAGTAAATGGGCAACAATGCTGATTTTAGAAAAACTTATTAAAGATTTTGAGGATTCTACCGATAAAGATATAAGAAAAGAAGCTGAGATTAAAGCATTTCAATTTCATTTAAGGAGTTTTGAAAATGGCTTATAAAGAAATTACAATTACAACTCAAAAAGAATTAGATGCAATTAAAGGTGATTTTAAAGAATTTACGTATATTTATATTAGAAGTACCGAAAAAATTTATGTGACCAAAAAGTGGGGAAACTCCTCAGTTGAAGCGTGGGAAAACTCCTCAGTTGAAGCGTGGGGAAACTCCTCGGTTGTAGCGCGGGAAAACTCCTCAGTTGAAGCGCGGGAAAACTCCTCGGTTGAAGCGTGGGGAAACTCCTCAGTTGTAGCGCGGGGAAACTCCTCAGTTGAAGCGCGGGGAAACTCCTCAGTTGAAGCGTGGGAAAACTCCTCAGTTGAAGCGTGGGAAAACTCCTCGGTTGTAGCGCGGGAAAACTCCTCAGTTGAAGCGTGGGGAAACTCCTCAGTTGAAGCGCGGGAAAACTCCTCAGTTGAAGCGTGGGGAAACTCCTCAGTTGTAGCGCGGGAAAACTCCTCAGTTGAAGCGTGGGAAAA